CAAGTTGAACCCAACCAGGGGTGCCATCAGAAGCGCGACTCTTAGTAAACCAGTCACGCAAAGAACTATCACCACTCTTGTTTTCATCAATAGAATCCTCCTTCACACAATTGGGAACTACTTTCTTTCCCTTCTTTTTCATTCCAAGTTGTTTATATCCGTCCCAACACTTTTCATCTAATTTTGCAGATTCATCATAAACCTTCTTACCATCTCTGATATAACCAGATCCTTTCTTATCGTAGAAACGGATTCCTTTAGTCATTCTCTCTGTAGCTAATTCATCTTTTCTTTTTTTAGCCGATTGTCTCTTCTCACCTTCTTTCTCTTTCTTTTCTTTTTCCAATTGTTTCTGATCATCAGCACCAGAAACATCTCTGAACCTTCTACCAGTAACTGAAGAAGTGGAGATCATTTCAGATAACTTCTTCTTTTTCTTTTTGGTTTCGTGTGTACCACCACAACCTTCTGCAACCCTTACACTAGGACTCTTCATTATCTTAGTGTTTTTTGCAGACTCTCTTGCTTTTCGTATGGATTCTACACCATGCATCAACTGATTCTTTACATGTGGTGAATATGCATTTACAAGTTTATCAACATGCCTTTGACTCACGGGCATATCCCTCATCATGGGATTGGGATGATTTTTATGGGAAATAATGTCGCTATAATCAGCACCTTCGCTTACCCCGCCACCATTTGATTCCGAACCTTCACCATTTCCATTACCATTCTTATTCTCTTCTTCCTCCTCATGTTCCTTATCCTTCATAAGGTAACCACTCTTCATTACGTGCCAACCCTTAGGGATTTTCTTGCACTTCTTATCTGTCATGCACCAGTATTTTCCATCTGGACATGACTTCATTTCTTTGGAGTCTTTCTCTTCCTTAATATCATGGTGACTCTTTCCACACTTTACGCATGGATCCTGTCCACAATCACAATCGCACTCGGACTTTTTTCCTTCCTTTACCTCCTTCTTCTTCTCAGTATCATCTTCGCCACCATCCATGTGATCTGCTACAGTATCAAGATACTCAGATGCCTTAGTAATCTTGGACTGCACCCACGCTTCTAAATCACCTTCACCTTTGAGATGACGCATCAATCTATTGATTGCTGATTTAGCAGTCTTAAGTTCTCCACGAGCCATAGAAAACTCAAAGTCCTCTCCAAGAGGTGCAATGGTTTCTAGGTCAGAGAGAATAGACCACTCCTTAAAGGTGAGTTTATCCATTATTTTAGTAATACTTTTCCTATATTTTATTTAGGGAGATCTCCCTTCATTGATCCTTTTAGAAACTTTTGTAGTTCTGCTGTAGATCCTAAGAAAACAGCATTGTTGGTAACGCTGGTTGGCGCAACACCTTTTTCGTCTTTATTCACATCCTTCAGTTTCTTTTGAAGGTCCATCAATTTATCTGCAGTATCTGCAACGTTTTTAATTAATTGTCCTGCAACTTCATACGCTCTTGGTGAGTCAGATTCCTGTGCAAGTTCTAGGATACCATCAATAGCTTCCTGTCCCTTCTCAATGATTGAGTAGAGTTGTCCTCTAGAATACTCGTAATCTTTTTGAATTTGTTCTTCTTGTGTCTGAATCTTTTTTATTTTTGGTTCTTCTGATTCGACAATCTCCGATTTTATCGGAGTACTCTCAATATCTAATGCCTTATCAATATCTTCGAAACTCATATATCAGTTCCTTTTGTTGTACTATAAACTTTTCCATCGTTATATTCATAACGATATTCACTAAATCCAAAGTCATCATCTAGATCGATTAATTGATCATCAGCACTGTTGATTACGTTAATTGTAGACCCTGATGTATGCTCCGCAGCTGTAGTATTATCTTGACCCCTATTTACCGTTAAAGTGTTTCCAGTAATCTTACGAATATACATTGACTCGGAATCAATCTGAATATATGAGTTTTCTACAAGTGGAGTTGCGTCACCAACAACAAATTCCGTAACTTCTGTAGAGATATTTTCTGAAAGTTGAGTAGTTGCATCATCGTTATAATCTTTAATAGCTCTAGGTTCAGCAACATATCTAAGTTGTCTAGATGCATTCACTCTATTTGTATCAGTATAATAATCAACTTGTACTTGTTTGATGAGAGCTTCATTTGGACTTCCAACAGGACCAAACAAATATGTTTTTGCGGTAAAATCTAAACTGTAAATCAAAACTCTTCTGGTTGTAAAGTCTCCCTCATATTGATCATCCATTTGAATGCCATTCAAAATCATTGGAATATCTCTTTTTTCTCCAATAGAAGAAACTAGATCTACAGTCAAATTAAAGTGTGGTTGAAAATATGGAAGTATTTGTTCTATAACTTGCAAAGCATCTTCATTCAACTTAGCCATAATGGAAAGTTTGAAGTTTACATTGTATGGAACTGGCATAAAAACCTTTGTCACCTGATTACTGTCTTTGTCAACAGACTTGAAGGTTTGCATAGTAGAAGATTTTCTACCAGGATCATATGATATACCCGTCATCTCAAATGACATTCTGGGTAAAGTTATTGCAACTTCTTTTCTAACTGTCGGAGATTGTTCGATTCTTGCCAAGAATTTTTGAATGGGACCATAGGCAATCGGAACTGTTATGATACTAAAATCCCCACCAGATTTATCTTTATGTTTTATCTGGATATTATTAAAAAGAGTACCAAAAGATATGATAGTCTTCCTCAATATCTCGTGGTAAAAATAATTAGATAACATTACAATACACCATTTTATACCTTATTTAAATTATTTAGTATTCGCCAAAAGGATTACTTTGACTAAAGTCAACGAATGAATCAGCCTCAGACTCAATATCATCATTACTTGCATACTCATCTAAGAATTGGTTTGTCTCTATTGTAGAAACTTTATAACTTGCTGCAGCACCAACAATTGATTCACCTCTTGCGAAGGTTCCATCAACTATTGCAAGTTTCAATACTCTATTTGTATAATCCCAGTCCTTCACGTAACCAGTTGTACCAGTTCTTGTTCCAGTGACAACTTCATTATATTCGTAATCACCAAATGTATCAGATGTTGGATTTGTAAACTCTATGTTTGGAGTAAATGTATATCCAGCACCAGCGTTAGAATATCTAACTGCAACTACCACTCCATTGCTGTTTAGAATTGCCTCTGCCTGTGCATTGTTGATGTTTGAAGATACTCCAACACTCGATGGTATAAAGATCCTATCAATAAACACTTGTGGAGTAGTACTATACCCAACACCACCAGTAGTAATTCCAATAACTCCAAGTACACCAGTGTTTATAACAGCAGTAGCAATTCCCCCAGAACCTCCGCCTCCACTGAAGGTAACCGTTGGTGGTAATGTATATCCAAATCCTGGATTTGTAATCAATACTTTATCAATAGCAAACCTTTGATTCGCTGATCTACTTGTCATTATTGCAACTGCAGTTGCGTTAGATCCTCCAGTTGGAGCCGTTGATATAGAAACAGTCGGAGCACTGGTATATCCAAATCCGTCGTTTATTAGATCAATGTATTGTACCGACTTCGAAGTTGGATCTGTCGATGCAAAACCAACAGTCGCAGTTGCAGTAGTTGCTGCACTACCAACCATTTGAATATTGTAGATATTTCCAAATTCTTTCAGGGACTCGTTTACTTCAATTCCAGTTTCATCTACATTTGGTACATCAATAATTTCATCCTCAAATTCAAATCTTTCACATCTCAATTCGTAAACATATAATTGGTTTAACTGGTAAAATGGTTTTTTGAATTCTATAAATTTAATTTCAAATAATGATTCATCTAGAGGGAACCAGATTAAGTCACCTTCTTGGGGTCTTTGTGCATTTTTTCTATCCCCTTCTGGCCACAACTTTAAAAGAGGCAATATAAAATCATCATATCGTTCTTTTGAAATAACTAAATTTATTTCATCACTATTTCTTATCCCAAATTTTGTTAACATTTCCCCATTTCCACTGAATCCATCAGTGTTCATTAGATAAGCTTCTATACGATAACTGTCATCAAACTTTGATGCTGTTATCTCTTTAATGACATTATTTTCTCCAACAATCCTTCTAGGCATGTATAGAACATCTTGTCCATACATTTTAAGTTGTTCGTTTATTAAATCCTGAATGAGTCTTTGCTCACTCGGAGAACCTTGGAGAAAGTAAGAATTGAGTGGTGACATATCAACCTATTAGATCCATTGGTGGTAATTCATAATCAGTTCTAAGTTTTTGTTCTAACTTTTCTACCTCCTGAACACCATCGTCATAAATCTGTCTCCCATTGAGTTGAACTCCACCAGGAAGAAGAACTCCTTGGAACTTGATCATGTTCTGACCCCATTGTTTTTTGATCAGTGCAGTTAGATATTTCTTCAACCAAGAATCATTATATAACTTCGGAGCATCTGCACCATCCAAAAGTCTATAACAATCAATAATTACATATTCATCTTGACCAACTTCACTCCAATCAATATCTAGATATAACTTATGATTTTTTTTATTAAAACGAATTTGTGCATTAGGATTTAAAAGAAAGTCCAGATCTTCAAGATATCTTTTTACCATTGAATAGTTCAATAGATCCAATGCACCATAGTAGTACATGTCATTCAAGAACAACTGATATTTAATATTAAATAATCCATCAGAAACCGAACTTGAATTTATTTTTAGAACGTTATTTACTCCTATAATTGTGTCAGGTAAAGGTAAGTAATTTACACCCTCGACATAATTGATAGAAGTCAATCCATCACCAACAACAGTTGCAGATGTCGTTGTAGATACTCCCAATTGACTTATTGTATCTTTTTCCGCTGGAGTTAGTTTATGTTTTAGAAAAACCCTGTCAATTCCATCATAATGGTGTTCATGGAAATATTGGATGGCATCATCCATCAAATTATCAATCTGATCGTCGTCTACATTTATCTCTAAAACTGGCTTTCCTAACTGTTTGAGGCAATAGTCTTTCAACTCCGCTCTACTAGATGGCTGCGCCATAAAAAAATACCCCTAGTCCTATAGAGGTATTTATAAATTAGTCGGCGAATTCTCCAAATCGTCGCATTAGTCTATTTACTGTGTTATCTATTTTAAATTTAATATCATTTAACCCTTCTTCCATAGTCTCTTGATATTCAATGGGTGTTTCATCAAATTTGATACTTTTAAGTTCTCTATAACAATCTAAAATAGTTGAATCTCTAATAATGCATTTTACCCAAAATACAAATGCATATCTATCTCCAGAAGTAACCTTTTTTACTCTATGTGGAATTCCTGTTGGATAAACCACACAGTATCCAGGATTGAGTTTTAAGTTTTCTTCTCTTCCATTTATAAACAAAGATAATTCTCCACCTTCATAAGAATCTTTTTCGGATAAAAATACAGTTGTACTAAAATCTCCTACTTCAGCGCAATCAATATGTGTATTGTAATAACCACCTTCACTAGTTTTGTTAACTATACAGCCAGTATAACTTTTTGGAATAGTAAAATTATTATATTCTTCACATTTACTACAGGCATTTATTACTATTTCTCTTATCTTTTTTAGTGCCATTGGATTATAAAGTTCTACATTAGATTTTGTACCTTCTGCCCCCTTAAAAGTATCATTTCCATTAACCCAATCAGATGGTCTCTTACAAGAATCTAAAAGTCTTTGAACTTCTTTAATTTTATTTTCATCCAATAATTTTATTATTTTGAAAGTATACATTATAAAAAAAAATTATTTTAGTATTTAAACTCCATAGTTAAAGGATATGGATATTCGTTCTTCATTACTATTATTTGGTTCTACCAAATGTTCTAACCATGGTGGGAATAAAATCAAATCATTTTTTTCCGGAACTACATTCCATCCATGTGACAATATTGTAGTTGGTGAATAATCTTTTCCGACTTCAAAATGAAAATAACCAAGATAAGAATCTATTAGAGCTCCATTTGGATTTATAAATTTTATTCTACCACTATTTTCTGGGACTTTTATGTAAAAAACTCCAGACATTAGAGATTTGGGGTGTCTGTGTGGAGTATTGTAATCTTTATGATTATTTACATTTAACCAAAAATTATATAGTTTTAATTTTCTCTTAAATCCTATGTTTTGAGCAGTTTTATGTAAATGATGTTCTATTTCATTAAACAGAAATAATATAGTATCATCTAACTCCAGATCATTAGTTTGATATCCTCCACAATTAGAACGAACTCTGTTATTATTATCAAAGGTAATATTTTTTAAATATCTTTCCAAATTATTTTCATCAATATCTAAAGTTGTATGATATAAAAAATCTGAAAATATTGGGATGATTGTATCTTTCATAATTTTATTTAAAGTTTGGTCCTATTAACCAAGTAACAATTGTTCTTCTTACGCCAGACAAAACTGGCTCTACACCATGAAGGAAGAAAGATGGAAATACTAGAACCGTACCTGGTTCTTGTGGTGGATAAATTTTTTCATGTCCTACTTTTATAAAGAATTTTCCACCTTCAAAATCATTGTTTAGAAAACATAAGATTGTTAGTTTTCTGCATTCGTTCTCTGATAAATTAAAGAATGTATCTATGTGTTCTTTATAATGCCCATTCTTTTCATACTTTAGATAATCTGACTGATCTACGTGCGTAATATCAAATTTCCATGCATTATGATTTGCATCCAGTCCAATTCCAGAAAGAGCAGCATTTATTCCGCTGGATGGAATCATGTGGTAATGATTTACATCTCTTACTGAGGAATCAATTATAGATTCTCCATCCCAATTGCCAATGCCCGCTTTTTCAAATTCTACACTACTCTCGACAGATTCAATCAGTTTTTTACAATCTTGAATTTCGAATGCATTTTTATAAGACCAATAATGAACTGCTTCATAATCATCATGGTGGTGTGAAAGTTTTGGTCTGCCGTCATACTTCATCTTAGCGTGAGGACCATTTGCATCCACATAATGAAGAAATACTTGAATTTGATTTTTTCCTTGGAACTCTTCTCTCCAATGAAAGATCTCTTTTCCTTTATAAACTACAGCATCACCAACTCCCATTTTTATTTTGGTTATATTTTTTAAGTATTTTACAACACTTTTTTCATCTTCATCAAAATACTCATGATCTTCTTTGGATCCTTCAAATCCAAATAAAATTGGCCATGGATTATCTTTATCCAAACGTAAAGTTATTGTAACACTTATTTCACAAGAATCCCTGTCACGATGAATCCTTAATTTTTCTCCAGGATTGTATATTCTAGCATATGAATAAGTTGGGTATAATTGTAATCCAGTGGCTTGTTCGACATATGGACAGAGTTGTTCCATCACACTATCAAACATTGGTTCAGCATATACCGAATGCGACTTTGGACATTGAGTATCTACTTTAGTTTTTCCTTCTGTACGCAGCCTTTCAAATTCATCGGACAATTCGCAACAGTTTATGTTATCCAAAAAATCTGGTAGATATAAGAATTTTTGTTTGTGAAATTCTTGTGAATAATTCATAATAGAAGAGACCTCAAATCAAAGTATGGTATTGTAATTTTTATTTTTTCTAAATTATGGATTGTAGAGAATCATTGGTATTTAGTTCTAGACTAATGGACGAATCTCCAAAACCAAACGTTCCGCAAGGCATTATATTAAAAGCCAAACAGTATCTTGGATCATCAAGGTTATGTCTTCCCATTCTGTGTTTTAAATAACTTGGGAAAAAAATAACCATGTTCTTTTTTGGTTTAAAATTCCACCATGGAGAATTGTAAATATTATATTCCGTTGGCTTTGAAGGAGATATTGTTTGGGGAATTAATCCCATACTATCTATTTGAAAATCGCCAGCTTCTTCGTTATTATCAAAGTTTTGAAAATATAATACTCCAGCATAAAAACAATTTTGATGAGAGTGATATTCTGTCTGACAGTTTTTTAAGGCTTTACTTAACCATGAAGTAGTTATATCAAATTTTGTACGCTCATATTTCAATATATCAGTAACAATACAATTAAATTTGTTCATTAACATATCCTTCAATTCAGGATATCTATTTAAAATTTTTTTATCCCTAGTAACATATAAATTATCAATTTCGCATTTTTGGTAATTTTCATTTTTTAATTGATCAAAAAATAAGTTTCCCTCCACCGTAGAAACAAAAACGGCAGAGGGAAACAGAGGGAAAATATCAATGTATGACATAATAAAAAAATATAAATTTAATTATAATTATTCAGATGGTGGTCCATATGGATCGGTAAATACTCCAGTTTCTTCATCCATTACGGGTTGTGGCCAGATAACAACCTTACCGTCTTTGAAACAATGAGTTTCTTGAGTTACATCATCTTCACAATCAACCCAATGACATGGTGGACACACATCATATGATTCATCTTTAACGTCTGCAATTCTTTGTGCATATACTTGATATGCATATGGAACTTCTTCCGTTGGTGATATTAAAGCTTTTTTCATGTTTGTTACCTCCTTTATTTTAGAATAATATCAATAAAATTCTTCAACTATAATACATCCTCCAGCTCCAGCGCCGCCAGTGCCTTGAGAGGTTTGAGCTCTAGCCCCACCTGAACCGCCGCCACCATAGTTACGACCAGCCTCACCAGTAAAGTTGGCAACGTGTCCTCTAGCACCACCACCCATGCCTGATGATCCGCCATGGCCAGAACCCTGATCGCTTGGATAGGTTCCACCACCGCCACCACCTTGTCCTTGGAATACGATTCCTCCTGAAGCAGTGCCGCTTCCTCCATTACCACCACTCCAACCGCTATTATTTGTACCACCAGTTGCAGTGAGAAAAGTCCCAAAACTAGTGGTGCCGCCGCTAGTTCCATTAGTTACTCTACTATTTGATGGTGGTCCACTTCCGGCAGCGCCGCCACCGCCTACAGCATATGGTACAGTATTTCCAGGAATCGATGGAGCTGGAATCCACCTAATTGACATTCCACCACCGCCTCCGCCACCAGCTTGTCTGTGTGAACCTGGAGGATTACCTCTGACGCCACCGCCGCCAGCGCCGCCGCCAATGCAGGTTACCTTAATACCTTTAAGACCTGCTGGTTTTGTCCATGTGCCTGGTCCGGTGTAAATTCTAGGAGTTATCTCTCTATTCACATCAATCCAAGTTGTCCCTTGAGCATACTCAATTCTATTGTTGCTGGTGTTGTAGCGCATCATGCCATTTTGGCCACTTGGCCTTTGTGGACTTGTTCCCTGAGGAAGTCTCAGATACCCAGTATCATTAATAGTTGTGTTCTTAAACGTTGCCATTACAGTACGTCTCCTTCTGTATTATTTATGAATTTTTTAAAGAATCAATTTCAGCTTTGAGTTCTTTGATAGACTCGATTAACAATCCAATCAAGTTTCCATAAGAAACAGACTTCATTCCATCTTCATTTTCAAATACTGCCTCTGGAATAATTGATTCAACTTCTTGAGCAATTAATCCAAGTTTTCTTGATCCATCAGAGATCAAGTTATATTCAACACCACGTAGGTTGCATACTTTATTTAGTGCATTTGTAATAGTATCAACATTAGTCTTCAATCTAAGGTCAGAAGTTTCTGTCAGTGTTGTTGCACTTAATGTTGCGAGAACAGTTACGTTGCCTCTGAATGTTGGCGTTGTGGTCAAACTGTAAGCAGATCCATTACCAATGAGGATTGCACCGTTTGCTGGAACTCCAGTTTGTCCAGTACCACCTCTAGCAATAGGAATTGTTCCTGTATGGTTTGCAGAGTTTGTATAGAATGCGGAGTTCTTAGTACCAAGAGTTGAAGCATCAACATCACCTGTTGAAGAATTCTTGATACTTACCGCACCATCAGCAGCAATTGAGAATGTAGATGTCTTGAACTTCGCAACACCAGTTGTCGAATAAGTATCTAGAGTTTGTGCAACTCTATTTGCAGTAATTTGAATTGCACCGTAGTGGGTTGCAAATCCAACTCCATAATCGGAACTTGAAGCAGTGATTCCAAATGGTTGTGTAGAACCGATTCCAACACTGGTTACAACCTTCTGATAGGAAGAGTTACCATTGAGGAATGTGTCGGAGTTTGCGGGACCAGAACCAAGTCTGGAAGGCGATACAGTACCACTAACGATGTTAGCCGCATCAATATCCGCGCTGGCGAGGAGTGACCAGTTATCAGGATCTGTGGATGAAGTATTAACGGTATCCTGGTATCTTACGTTCTGTTTGGTGAATGTAATGCTTCCAGTTCCAGTTTGGGCAATTCCAACTGCGTTGAATGTAACACCACTTGCAGATGAAGTTGCATCACTCTGGGTGGAGTGGAGTGTAAATCCGTTCTGAACAACAGAACCAACGTAGTAGAATCCACCAGTATCAATTCCAAGTGGAGTACTTCCGGAAACTCTTACTGGATCACCAGTTGTGTATCCGTGGTTGACGAAGTGAATCGTGTCCTTAGCGCTGGAAACACCACATCTAATAAATGCGTGTGTTCCGATTCCACTACCAGATAGATCCTGTCTAGAAACTAGTGCATATGTAGAGTGAAGTTCGACAGAAGAAACACCAACTCTCTTAACATAATATGTGGAATTTTCAATTAGACCAGTAATATTTGTTCCGCCATTTGTTGCATACTTAACAGCGTCTCCATTCTGGAAGGTATGTCCAACTCCAAGAACAACTCTATCTTCATCGAAGTCAACATCTCCTCCAGTTGCGATAGTAGTTGGATCAATTTCATACGAAAGATCAAGATCTAGTGTTGTTGTAATTCCAACTGCATTTCCATCAGCGATGTAGTCAGGTAGAGCTGCACTACCAGCAAATTTCTGGTTATTTGTCAATGCAAGATATAGTCTTGTTTCAACATCATTAACTTGGACGGTAAATGCTCCGCCTCCAGATCTTCCACCAACATCTCCGTCATTTGCACTTAGAATATCTCCTCCCTGATAGTATCTACCACCAGTCTTGATATTTACGTTAGTTACGGTTCCAGATCCACCAACAGTAACCTCAGCAAGTGAAGCAGTACCAAGACCAGTTGTTGATGTTAAGTAACAAGTGTAGATACCTGGTGAAGAATATCCAGAACCACCATTGGTAATTGGAGCTCCTAGTAGAACACCCTTAACAAGACCTGTTAGACCATAACCAACATATGGAGCGATAGTTGTTCCAATTCCAACGCCTTGTGGAGGTGCAGTAACAACACCAATTGCACTTGCGGCTAGAGCACTGACTACTGTATTTCCATTAGAGAACGCATAATCTCTGCTATCGTCGTCAAGGATCAAATACTGACTTACAACGTCCTGAACAAGTACGTAGGATAGTTCTGGTTCAACGATTGTGTCACCGTTGAGAATGTTAATTGCTGGAATTTCGTTAACGAGAACAGTTCTACCAGTAGAAACATTTGTTTTTGTGTAATTAACGACCTTTGGTGGAATCAAGTCAGCATTAATTTGACCAGAAGAGTTCAACTGAACAACAGCATTTGGAACTGCGTTCTGTGATACGGTCTTATCAATGAAGGTTCCAAGTCTGTTAGACATGAAACTTCTGACAGCCAACTGGGTGGAAACTCTCTTATTGAGTGGTCCACCAAGTTCTCCTTCACCAAGGTTAGTATCAGTTGAGAATTCTTCAACAGCAACACCACCAGATAGAGATAGACGGATGGAATCCAGTTCTCCAATGGATACCTTGTTGTTAAAGACAATATTACCAGTTCTGTTGTATGCGGTAATTTGATCACCGATCTTGAAGTCACCAAGTTCGTTAGTACCAGAAGCATAAACACGACCACCAAGTTCGGAAACCTGCTCTGCGGTTGGATCTCCCTTACCACCATTCTGTGGTAGAGCGTTGTAATCAGTACCAGAACCAGCGAATTCCCAGGTGTGTGAGGAAGAGTTAACGATGGATGGTCTATGTAAATGACATCTGTACTGAACTGGTAGGGCACCAATACCCTGGATTACGTTTCCAGTTTCAGTAGAATCTACTTTAAATTCGATCGTTCTGAAACTTGTAATTCCAGAAACTTCAGTAACTCCAACAGCAATTTGTGGGTCATTGTGGTCAACAATATTTCCACCAGTAGTAGAGAAGAAATATCTAGAACCACCAACTTCTTCTACGGAAACAATAAGTTGTCTTGTTGATGAAGTGAAAGTTAGAGCAAAACCAGTAGCAGTTCCACCACTTACAGTTTGTGTAATTTGCTGACCAGAATTGAAGACAGCAGTAGAACCAACTCCAGCAAGAGTCAATAACTGATATTGAGAGTGAGAATCAATGATCTCATCAACAATAAATTCTTGGTTGTTCTTCTGGAAGGTGTTAATACCTGTTGGAGCAGAAGTTAAATCAACAGGTCTTCTTAGAGATTCATCTTCAAATAGTTTGAAGCTTCCAGAGTCAATATACTGCACATAGTAAGTGTTACCATTAACAAGACCGCCAATTACTACAGGAGGTTCTGCCTGTTCGTTACCAAGATAAACAACACTATCTGTATCAAGGAATGGATGACCTGCAATTGAAATTACATCAGTATCCGTGTTAATACCAACTGCTGGGTTTATTACAGCTTCTTGAACAAGTGGCTTAAATAGACTTGTTCTATCTACACCCTCGTTATCGAGGAATCTTAGAACGTATAGATCCTGTTCTGTTCTACCAACACCGATAACTCTTAAAGTCTGCAATCCACCAGAAGTACCAGTTGCAGCAACACGTCCCTTATCGAAAGTGAATGCATTTGGTGAGAATCCAGTTGCCCTTAGAGCAATTGATCCAAAGTTAGTTGCGGAGTTGGTGATGGATAGATAACCACCAGACTGTGAGAGTGAACCATAACGACAGAAGATTTGGAAGCAAGAAACAACCTGTGCATAACCATCGTTAATTGTTCTCCAACCAATACCATCAAAGGAGATCATGGTAAAGGTTGCAGCAACCATCGACTTACCAAACTCTGGAATGTCTCCTACTGGAGGATTCTCTGCGAGGAGTTGTACTGCAGGTACGTTTGGAGAAATAACCTTGTCACCATCAACAAGGATACCATTACCACCAAGACTGGAAAGGATTGTGCAGTTTTGGATGTATGGTGACTTGAAGATTTGTGGCTTACTTAGAACTGCTGTTCCTCCAACACCAGCAACATAATAGTGTGGAATATCGGGTTTCTTCTCACCACGAATTGCAAATACAGTTGAAGAAGCAGCTGAAACAACACCGAAGTCTCTTACTCCACTTTGGTGCTGATCGGGGTAGAACTGAATTTTCTGTACTGTAGGAACTTTCTCAACAGTAGGAACTTTCTTCGATGTACCACCACTTACATAAGTATGTGCAATTGTAGAAATACCAGAGTTAATTACGAATGTATTTGGATCACTTACGCTGTCTACTAAGAATGTGAATCCATAAGGAGAAGTGCCATCTGGGAAAATGGAAGTTGTTACGCCAGCATGTTCTACAGAACATGAGAATTCAAGACCAATGAGAGTTACATAATCACCAGCTGTGAGTCCGTGAGCACCTGAAGTGACACAAGTTGATACGCCAGTTGACTCAGTATAGAGGAAGTTGGTAACTCCCACTTCGCCATATCCATCATAGGTATGTGCAATTGTAGAAATACCAGCATTGAAGGTAAATCCGTTTGTTGTTACACCGGTAATTGTAAATGTATATCCATCTACGTTATATGAGTTGATGGTTCCATCTGGGAATAGTGTGGTTGTTACTCCAGCATGTGCTACTGCACAAGAGAATGGAAGATCTCTTAGGGTAATCTTATCATTTACTTGATAACCATGAGTTTCTCTAGTTGTACCAGTACATACACCTGTAGATTCGGTGTATTGGAATGTATTAATACCTAGTTTTTGCCAACCAGTATAAATGTGTGGAATTGTCGAAATACCACCCTGAATTGTAACTGTCTTAGCAACAGTATTAACACCAATAATTGGGTAAATTGCTCCATAACCTTGATCATCCAATCCATTATATGGGAAGATCGTTGTTGTAACACCTGCATGTTCCTCTGAACATGCAAATGGGAAGTTATAGAGGAATAGTTTTTCTCCAATAGTATATTCTCCACCATACTCTGATCTATCTGGTGAGGAACGGAAGGTGAGAGTAGATACACCAACTACATTATTATATCTAATACTTGCAATACCAGTTTCATCGTAACCACAAGTCCAACCAAGTCCAGCAAGTCTTACTGTATTTCCTGGATATAATTCATGTTGAGATGCACTGGTAATTGTCGTAACTCCGGTTGCACCATCATAAGTAGCACCAGTAATATTAATTACCGCTGTTGCTGCATATCCAGTTCTATCCAAACTTGAGTTGAATGGTTCGTCAAATGAAATTGTATAATTCCAAGTGTGTTGAGGAATCTTTGTATTTGAATCAATAAAATCGGTAAAAGTTAGTCCAGTAATATAGTTACCGTTTCTTACCTTGAAGAAGTCAACCCCAGCATTTAGTGGTCTTACAACAACGTTTCTAAGAGAATCCGCAATAATATTTACGTTATCATAGAGAATAATTGGGTTATCTTCAATATAATCACCAGATTCTACTAGGATTGTTGCACCAGTGTTAAAGAAGAATCCGAGGTATGATGCAATCTGAGCAGCCTTCTTAATTGTCTTGACAGGCTTAGTTCTTCCATCATTTGCATCATTACCAGTTGCCTGAGATACCCTAACAAGAACTTGTGAACCAGATCCACCACCACCTGTTGCAAATCCGATATTTCCTTGACCATCAGTGATCAGAACTTGGCCATCTTGTCCATCTGCGGTTGGGAATGTTAATCCATTAATAGTTGCAATTCCAACTACTTCAAGATTTTTGAAAGAACCCTTTTCTACGTTGATGTTACTACCATCATTTTGAATCCTTTCAATACTTACAGGGGTATTCAAAGGAACATCATATGTACTTACTGAACTATAACCAATCTGAACAGTGTTTGCACTTGTTGTTACAGTTGAAATAGAAACTGTTGTTCCAGAGGAAAGTCCTACAGATAATGTGCTTCCAGCTCCAATTACCAAAGCTGGAGTTGTTGGGATAGTTGGATCAGTGAATGATACATCTTTACCTACTGTTAATCCAACACCAAGTACATTAGAAAGTATAACTGCTGCACTATCTGATCTAATTGTACTGATTGAAACTATAGATCCACTGGTTATCTCTGACGCTGGAGCAAAAGATACGCCAATTTCTACAGAATCGACATTCACAGCAATAATTGGAACCAACTCCAGTATTGGACTTCCCCCTGTAGAAACAGAAACTGAATTTCCAATAGAAACTCCTGTTGTATCAGTAACAGGTATTAGAGTTGAACCTATACTTACAGTTACTGAAAGTGTATCCTCTAAAAAGATAGAATCATATGCAGCTACAGCTATTGTAGTAAATCCTACAACTGGGTTATATGAAACATCTCCATCAAATACTCCCTCTGTAACAGTACTTAAAGAACTTCCGATAGAAACTCCACCAGTACTAGCAACACCAACAATTGTCGCTCCAATACTTGCTAATGCACTTACTGTGGTATTTAATACAATAGTATTTTCTAAAGGAAGGTCAGTAACTCCAAATCCAGTAATTGGAACATTTGTAGCTACACCAGCAATGCTGAAGGAGTTTCCAATAGATACTCCATTAGTACTTGCAACAGCAATGAGTGTAGCTCCAATATTTACATTATTGGATAATGTTGTAGTTGTTCGTGGAGCATTAAATGGTGTAGAAACTATACTAGATCCAAAGCTAACAATTCTAGCAGCACTAATAAATGTTCCAATACTTACAAAATCACCAGTTTGTACGGAAGTAGTATCCGCTACAGCGAAAACAGTATTTCCAACACCAGAAAGTTGCGTTACGAATGTATCAAGAGTAAACGTAGTAACTCCATGACCAGTTACATTTAGTCTATTAAATGTAGCTGTTGTTCCATGAGTTGTAGTTACTGTCGAAATGCCAGTTACTAATTGATTTCCATTTACAATTAATCCAGTATTTCCATAACCAATTTTAACATCCCACGAAGGCATGTCTGTGGATGAATCCGTGGTAATACCTGCGAACGTCGCTATACCAGCAACATTGAAATTACCAGTAAGTCCAGTTTGATAATCAGGATCTGTATTAAATCCTACCTGTAATGTCTCTGGAAACTCGGCTTTTCTGACGTTAGCAAAATCTTTTCTCGCTAACTCAATTCCACCAACAGTACTCCCATCATGAGCTAGTAGAGTCTTTTTGTCGGTATCATAAGTAATCTCTCCAATTGCCCCAGTAAAAACGGTGTGCTGGGCGGTAGTACCCCTTCTTATCTGTACCTGCTTAGTCATGGAAATACTTAATGACGGTTTATCTTCTTCATTTATTTATACTTTAAATGATGCAGACATAACTTCTTGGTATCTGATAAGGATTGTTGATAGTTGATGCAGGAATATCTTGGAAGTAAATTGTTCCAACGCCAATATAGGTGGATTTGCTGAAGGATTCGAATCCACCAGAGAAAGTGAAGAGAACTCCTGTAGTATCCCATACTTTTGTGAGAGAATCTGTAGAAGATCCAAGAATGTTGATCGTTCCGGATCCCTTCGGTGCTGGGAGGAAGATAACATCTGGATGAACAAGTTCTCCAGAAAGAGTAATTGTTCCAGAACCAGATACTGGATAAGAATTGATCTCGCTGGTAACTGCGGATCCATTGAAGTTGAAGAGTCCAAGTCCAACTGCAAAGAAGTCGGACTCGACAGAAGTAATTGCGGATCCAGAAATTTGCAGAATAACTGTATTTTCTGGAGTATTTGCGCTGTATAGACTGTCGGAACTGGAGATTGCAAATAGAGATCCAGATCCAACATAAGCATCGCGCTCGCTCGAGGTTGATGCGTCTGCGAGGAATATTGTACCAATTCCAGATTCGGAGTTGGTAAGTTTGATATCTTGTAAAGTTCCAGATAGGGTAAAGAGTCCTGTTGCAACTTTTGTATAGAGAGCAGTCTCTGCAGTTGTTGCACTTCCATCGATATTGAATAGAACAGTATCTTCTGGAGTATTTGCAGTGAAACTTTCACGAGCAGAACCAATTTCATCTGAGTAGATATCATCGGAATCACAAGTATCATAAGTTTGATCGCATGTGTGCTTGACGAATCTGAATGTTCCACTTCCTACGTGAGAACCAGTACCTCTCTCGACTGAATCACCACTGATGAAGATAGTACCAGAACCATCTGGTGAAGGAATATATCGTTCCGAACCGCCACCAGAGAATGTATAAAGAACAGTATCCTCTGGAGTCTGAGCAACGAATGACTCTTGAGCACTTCCAGAGATTTGGAGAGTTGCAGTATCTTCTGGAGTTTGTGCTGAGTATGAATCAGCACCACCGGATATTGCAAGTATAGTGCCAGTTCCATTATAAGCTTCAGTATTTCTCTCAATAATGGTGTCAGAAATTGTCAGATTTCCACTTCCAACTTCGGAGAATGTAGTCTTCTCAATAACCTGAGTAGTCTCGGAAGAAATTACGATACCACCAGTTGTTCCATAATCTTGGAATACATCTATTTCTCGTGTGGATGCAATTCCAGATATTGTTACCTGACCAGAAGCGATGTGTGTTGCAGGTGTGAAGCTTTCATCTGCACCAACATCAAATTGACCTTCAGAACCAACACCAACAATATAAATCGTACCATCAGCGAAGATAGGTAGAGTCGCTCTGTAGAATGTAAGTTCTTTATCGTCATTGATTCTGATTAGTCCTTTACCGGAACCAGGATCAGTAATGAGAGCGTTTCTTGGATATACTGGCGAATAAGTACGTGTTGGAACTCCAGTAGATAGAGTGATAGAACCATCGCCAATGTAGGTTGTTCTTGTGAAACTCCAAGACTTTCCAACACCTGGTCCACCAGGATAAGCTTCGGTTTCTTGTGGGCTGAGTCCATTGACAATAAAGACCGTTCCAAGACCAACATAAGACTCAGATTCAGATTCAAGTGCAGTACCGGATAGTTGAATTCCAGTCGTCCCAACACCAATGTTCTTCTCAATACCATAGTGTGGGGTGAGGTCAATATCTGGGTGATTGAGTTCACCGTAGATTGTGAAGAGTTGAGTTCCTTCTGGAGTTTGTGCAGAGTAGGCTTCTAGAGCTGTTCCAGAGAATGTCGCTGTTCCAAGTCCAACGTAAGATTCTGCATCTCTTTCAATAGCACTATCAGAAACAAATATTGTACCAATACCAAGATATGCATCAGTTTGTCTTTCAACAAGAGTTCCAGAAAGTGTAATCTCTGTTGCAACTCCAACAAATACATCCGTTTCACTATAAAGGGCATCACCACAGAATCTGATATTGCCACCACGTCTACGGCCACTACCAAAGTCATCTGTCTCACTTTCAAGAGCAGATCCAGAAATGGTAATAGTTCCACTGCCAGTATATTCTGGAGTATAATCAATATCTGGATGTCCAAGGTCACCAGAAATCGTGATAGTTCCAAACGGATAAATGTCTGAGGTTATATCACTACTTACTGAACCAAGTTCTATAGTATTTGATCCAGCAATTTCACCAACAGATCCATAATCTGCAGAAACTTCCGTAGTTGCAGAAAGAGATCCATATTCAAGAAGTTGTTCACCAATGGTAAGAATTGAACTTTCGTTATAACTCTTAGTTCTTCTTTCAATCTTGGTTCCAGAAACAACACCAATTCCCGACTTAACTTCAGATGAAGTGAACTTGACGATAGAAGTTCCAGAAATATTGAGAGTTCCACCAACAGAAGTATATTTTGGAGTATAGTCTGTAAGTGCAGAACCATATATATCGAGATTTCCAATAAAAACTTCGTCGAATGTCGCTTCTACAGATGCGGATCCAAGAACATTGAGTGTTCCGAATGGATATACATCTACAGAAGAAACGAAATCTATTAAGGATAGATAGTCCTCAGACTGAGTATGGATTTCATTAATAAATCCATTATCTTCAGTAATAGAAGTAACATCATCAACAGATCCACTGTCAGGAATTCCGGCGAAGAATATAGACTCTTCATTGTAATCGAAGGAGAAGGACTCAAGTTTTTCGCCAAATCCAAACAGAGTTCCAGTTGTATCATCTGGACTAAAGGTACGTCTTACTACGGCCTCTGCATAGACATTAACGTTTCTGTACTCAACGTTAGCAGATCCAGAAAGAGTAAATAATCCAAATGGAACTGATCCTTCAAGAGTTTCATCATTTAATCCATAGTCATCAAACGCTGTTGGTGTAGAGCTTATCAGTCCATAATCATCTACTACAGTTACTCCAGAACCAACAGAATCCGAATCTTCTAGTGCAAACTCTCTTATAGAATCTATGTTGTAATCATAAACAACACTTTCAGATCCACCATTAATTGTGAATAGAGTTCCAGTCGTGTCATCTGGGCTGTATGCAACTCTTACCTTAGACTCTACATTAACATCATCATAGAACTTAGCATCGATGAATACAAGACCTGCAGATCCACTGAGACTTAAGGTTCCAAATGGAGGTACTGGTGCGGAAGGATCATAGACATTTCCATAATCAAGTTCTCCATCATCGATTATCTCACTAACAAATCCATAATCTGTAAGTGGATAGGTAACATAGTCATATCCAACAGTGGTTATGCCATAATTATCCCAATTGGTTCCATTATGATTTGTTTGTATTAGTCTGTATAGAGTTCCGGAAGACCTAGCTTCTGAAGGAACTGCAATCGATACAGATTTTAGACTATTAAACGATGTATCATTGTATGCGACTACGGTATCGATCCTTGTCCAACTTGATCCACCATTTAGAGAATAATCTAGATTTAGATTTTCATTTGTATTATCTGGATCTTCGCCGCCGTTAAGATCACTTCCTCTAATTACTTCAAAGGTTAATTCGGATTCTACATCTCTTGGTAGACTAAATTCTACAATTCTTGGAACTAAAGCACCATTAAATCTAATGTGTCTACCGATATTAAATCCACCTGTAGAACCACTTCCGGTGCCAGAATCTGACAGTAAAATATTTGTAAGAACTCCATTATATTCAGATCCAAGAAGTTCATCAGGTAATATTGTCTCAGTCAGAGTTACTGTTTCTACAGTATCAATAGATGAAGAATCAACTATTTCAAATGGTAAGATGGAAGATTCATTATAAGCATAAGTTAGTGAATCATCTACTTCACCAATACTGAACAGTGATCCACCGCCAATTTCACGATAAACAACTGGCGCAAATTCACTAGATTCTGAAAGTGAAATAGATGCCTGAGTTGTTGGTGGTACTGCAATAGTTCTCTCGACACCACCACCAGAATAAGTGAATAGTCTAGGTGTATCTACACGAGGCGTTAGAACATATTGAGTTATAGCATAGTTATCAAATTGAGCTCCACTGCTATTTTGCTGGAAGAATCTTAGGGTAGTTTCGCCAGTTTGTGCTCCTTCTGGAATGGTCAGTGTTACATCATTTAAAGTTTGGTAATCTGGAGCATTTTCAGCAACAATAGTTCCAATTGTTATCCAAGTTGGATCACTTGCGGTATTGTATTGTAGTAATAGATTCTCATTTGGTTCTGGATCTTCTCCACCATTTCCACCGTTACCTCTAACAGCGGAGATAGTTATTGATTCATATCTTGCAAGATCTAACGTTGGTAGTTCTGCCCATCTTGGGCCACCAGCACCAATGAAGTTGATGTGTCTGTCAATATTAAATCCACCGTAAGCACCAACACCAGTTCCTCTATCTGAGAATGCAACACCAACAAAGGAACTTGTGTTGAGACCAATTTGTGGATAGTCTTCCAGGAATCTGTAGATCTTGACCAGAGGAGTGTCATAGATCTTAATCTCTCTAGGATCTGCAGATCCAACAATAGAGATGGTGCCGAATGCTCCTGTTTCCTCACCAAGAACAACACCTGAATAATCCTCTTGTCCCTGAGTTACAACGTCAAAGACATAACCATAATCAAGAGAAAGTGTGATTGGATCGGATACTGCTCCACTAGTTTCACTTACAAATCCAACTACAGAATCTAAAGTATAGTCATAAGTTACACTTTCTAGTTTTTCACCAAAGTTGAATAGTGATCCAGTTCCAACTTCACTGAATCCTAGAAGTGTTATTCCAGATGTTCCAGAAAGTGTAAGAATTCCACTTCCAATTTCTGTTTGTGGAATAAAGGATTCAAGTCCATTTCCTGTAATTACAATATTGACGGTATTTTCTGGAGTCTGGGCATCTAGTTTTTCTATGGCCGATCCAGAAATTGTTAGAATTCCAAACGGATATATGTCCTCACTAGCGGAGAATCCAAGAATAGTTCCAACATCTTCAGATTGAACATGAACCTCACTTATTATTCCATAATCATCAGTAATAGTTGCAGCAGCACCAATTGCTCCGTAATTTGGAACACCAACCGAAAGAATAGAGTCTTCGTTGTAATCATATGCAATCGATTCAAGTTTCTGGCCAAATCCGAATAGAGTTCCTTCTGTATTATCTGGACTGTAGACAAATTTAACTTCAGCACCAGTTACTGATCCATAGAAGTTTAGATCCGTATATTCTACATCAGCGGATCCACTAATATTAAACAATCCGAATGGAACTGATCCAACAAATGATTCATCAATTGCTGCATAATCTTCAAATGTCGTTGGAGTATCGGTTATTAAACCATAGTTGTCAACTATTGTTGGTGATCCAGATACTGAGTCTGAATCTTCGAATACAAATTCTCTTATTGAGTCTTCATTATAACTAAAGATGATATTTTCGGATATTCCACCAACACCAAAGAGACTGCCATTTCCTTCTGCTGGACTGTAAACAACCTTTACTTCAGCTCCAGGAGTGTCACTGTAGAAGTTTAGATCTGTATATTCTACATCAGCAGATCCAGAAACAGTAAATAGTCCAAATGGAATTCCTTGTTCAACACTGTTGAATGTTACATCAAGATAATCTACAAAGACAACTGGTAAATCCTCAGTCGAACCATAATCATCACTTTCTGTAATAGGTCCAGAAACATCTCCAGTATCTTCAGTTATAAATGGAACAATAGAATCTGCGTTGTAATCATATACTACATGTTCTTCAATATTACCAACTTTGAAGAGATGAACCGTATTTTCTGGAGGATTATAAGATACAGCATAATCTGCTCCAGTATCATACGTTTTAATATCAGCCGGAGGTCTAACAAATGCAGATCCACTAAATGAAGCATTACCAAATGGAACAATGGTTTCTGCAAATACTACAGATCCTTGATCCTCATTTCCTTGACTTGTAGAACTTGAAATGAATCCATAATCAAGAGTTCCTGTTGTTGAATCAGATATTCCCCCATAAGGATCAGATTCAAAAAGGTCTACAGAACTTTCATTGTAATGAATTGTCCTCTTATCAATTCCTTGACCCGAGGATATTAAATTTATTTCTTCTTCTGGTGGATTACTTATAAACGAATATAAAGCACTACCACTTATTTGAACATCTAGAGTATTTTCTGGAGTATCCCAAGAAACTTTCTCAACAAGATTACCAGATACTATTACTAAAATAGTGTTTATTTCGTCACTTATTGCAGAATAAGAAGCACTACCATTAAAAATAATATTTCCTATAGCGGAAGAAGTTTCTGAAAGTATTTCTGTACTTCCATAATCTTCTTGGCCTTGAATTGCTGGATCGAGAATATTACCGTAGTCATTAAATTCATCAATAACTGCAGATATTGTTCCATCACTATCTGAAGAGAAAGGAACTACCGAATCTAAATTATAATCATAAGTAACTCTTTCAGTGCTAGAAATCTCAGATTCTAAAGATCCGGCAACGATATCATCACTAGATACAAACTTCTCTACAGCAGAACCAGAAAGACTGATTGTAGAGTCGCCAGAGTATGAATACGTTCTATTTTCTGCTAGTTGGCCACTAACAATATATGTTGCAGTTCCTGACCAAGCAGCCTTTACTATAAATGCTCCATAAATCGAAATGATTCCAGTTGCAGAGTTGGGAATCGAAATCGAATTATTATAAATTCTTGAAAAACTTTCGTTAAGGTTTGAGGCTAATACTAACGGACCACCTGCTGCGCCGCCGCCCCAAATTTCTGGATCTGGTTGTTTACAATCTGCGTTATAATGGAAGGTACTCATAACATACCTCCACCTGAAACATCAGGTATTACCTCTCTCTTCATATCATTAGAGAGTTGGAAAAGAACGCTGAATCCAATCCAACGAAGAACAATTCCATTAAAGATAATTGATTTGGAGTTAAGATCAAGATATCTCTTGAATATAGAATTGTTCTTCTTATACTTAGTCTTACCACCAATTTTAACGCCACCAAAAGGAGTTAAAGTTTCATTGCAATTGATATTATAAAAATCTTCTTTGTTATCAGTACCATCACATAAATTTCCACAGTCAATTACTTCCCAAGAAGAGTCTGTTAAAAAACCAGAGTCATCTTGGGAATATTCGTTAATAGTAGATGAATTATATACGTAGATATTCATCCTTCACTACGATAAAAGACCTATTAATGAAAAAGGGGATTGCAGTTATTACAATCCCCAAAAAATCAATTATGTATTTATTTATGAATCAGTCAAGAGCGACGTTTAGAGTGATCTTGATTTGGTCTCCGTTGTTCTGAATGCTGTAAGGACCATTTGTGAATCTTTCAGCATACATGATTGAACTGTAGAGGGTACAAGTGTCAAGTCCGACAATAGAGTTCATTGTTGGATTTAGAGCTGGTGAAGTATAGAACTCGTCAGCATTTGGAACACTGAATACGGTGTAAGTTGCACTTTCGGTAACGGTGTTTCCTGTACCAGCAGCAACGTAAAGAACATCTCCAGCAACTAGTTGGTGGCCAACTGCACTGATCTTACCATAACTGAAGCTGACTTCTGGTGAAGTAGCAACCTGAATGTTATCGATTAGTGGTAGGTCTAGGTAGACAACCTTGAGTGCTCTGTCGATACCAATAACGGTTGTTCCTGTTTGGATACCAGCGTTACCGCCAACAACCATTCCAAGAGTTAGGTCATCAACACTTTGATCTGGGTCAATAGTGATGTACTGGTTTCCAACGACTCCGATTACTGGGTCGGTGTTATCTCCTTTAACAACAGTTGTTCCAACACCAACGTTTGCTCCGTGTACAACACCCTGAACGGCAACAGGCATGTTGTTTGCACGGGTTACATAGTAACCATAAACATCACCTGCGTCACCAGTGAATGTGAAGGTCTGTTCTGGATAGGTTGCGGTTGTACCTGAACCAACGTTATTGATTCTCCAACGTGATCCGTTTAGAAGAATACCTGTTTGTGATGTGTAATTTTGATCGGTTCTGTTATTTACACAATATGGATAACCAGTGGAAGGTGCATATCCATATGAATTAGTATTACCAACTCCATAAGGCTCATAATATTGGGTAAAGGAAGGTACATCCGATTCCGCTGGAGTCGTATTACTAGTGAAGAGTTTGAGAACGAGATTTCTTGGTGACTGGTCAGCCAAGGCGGCAGTATGATTATTCTGTGCAATCAAATACCTTAGTGACTCAATTTCCCCAATATTAGGAACTAATAGTGCCATTTAAACAACTCCTTACAACTTTGGTGACGTTTGATTTAACTATCTTTATTTATAATTTTAATTTTAAAGAGATTAGAAACCTATTAATGTTGTTTACTGCAATGACATCAAAAGTCAAGATATCACCAGCAACGATTGTCTTATCCCAACTATTTAGTACATCATCTTTGACCTTTCTTGCATTTGAAAACTGAGGATACACTCCCCCGACTATTGATGTAAATGTTGGAAAATCAGCATAATTGGACTTTTTAATGTCTAAAATTAAATCACCTTCTTGATCAGAAAATATAGTGAGAGATTCAATAATTCCACTAACATCTATAGTAATTGACCCCTTATTACCAGATAACATTGCGATAGATCCGCTATCTACAATATAATTAACTGTTCTTGTTAGATCTGCAGTTGTAGCTAAAGCAACAATAGTATTGTCTGTACCCGAAGTAGGTGCTGTAGAAAATATGATATTCGCACCAGAAATAGTAAAATCTTTTCCTGGTTTTAATATCTGACCATCAGACATAACTAGAAGTTGTTGGTCATTGATAGGTACATAAGATGTACCATTTTTAGCTAAAGCAAATGTGGTTTCAACTCCATCAAACTGAGAACTAATATCATCTAGAATGATATTGCCATATTGTATGGATTTTGTTGGAATTTCATAATCAACACCAATCCTATATGGACCCGGTTCATTTAATTGAACTACGTAATCTGTCATTATGATACTCCTGGAGTTACTAGAACATTACCTTGTACTGCTCTACTTCTATAGGCATTTGGAGAAATCAATACGACATCATAGACATATCTACCACCTTCCATTGCATCGGTAGCAGTATATCCCATAGAAATTCTAACCTTACCGTTAAGTCTGTCTGGAAATTCTAGTGTTAATGGATACGCAGTGGATGATTCTGGGTGTTTTCTAATAGAAGAAATTCCAGTATATCCAGTCAAATTCAATGGAGCATTGTTAGTATTATTGATAGTAAAGGTTGCTTGGAAATCAACCCCCTGTTCAAGAACTAAGTTTACATTCCTTGCCGCCATTATTAGAACCTGTTTTTAAGTATTTATGAATTTGACTCCAGCTTTTGAATAATGAGTCTCATCATATCTTTCATTTCACTTACATCAGATTTTAACTGATCAATTTCACTTATTTTTTCTTTCATATCATTGAGTTTGGAAACTTCTTTCAGTTTTTGACTTTTCAATTCAAGATATCCTTGATATTCCGAATCAGAACAATTTAATATGGCTTTTGTATTTTCATCACGAAACAATCCTCGGTTTCCTTCTACTGGTATTAAACTCATGGTCTTAGATAGTTGCAATAACTCGGAAATCTCTAATTTTTGGTACAAATGCTGAATTAGTACCAGTCATCAGAATTTTTATTTGGAATCCATTAAACTGTGGTAAATTAGATGCGGTAAATTCATAAGAATTGAAGTCATCTTCGGCTATAGAATTTGCAACTCTCCTATCTGGCCTTCCATTATTATTTGAAGGATTAATAACCTGAGAATTTGTATCCAGATTATCATATCCAGGGAATAGTTGCCAAAGTTGTGCTTGTTGTGGAGTATCTGATCTAAAAATTCTATAACATACTCTGATATCACTAGATGCGTGTTTAAAAGCATCAAAGAATACTTTCAAATTATCAGACACTTTATCAAGAGTAACGATGTTACTCAAATAAGTTGCCGCTGTAGGATCGTTTGCCAGTGAGTTTACTCTTGCATCAGTTGCATAATTTGTAACTTTGGAATTAATTCTATTGGCAACCGTAATAAGGCTTACTCTATCCAAATCAATCATTGGAGAAACTTTACTATCACTAGTGTCCATTGCGATTTCCATTGTAAATGATTTCTTACCTGGAAAATCTGCAAGATATGTTTCTTCATTTATTTGAGAAGCAATAATTCTTGGAGAAGAAAATTCCGTATTATCATTTAATGAAATATCTACAAATCCTTGGTCTACATATGAAGTCAAGTTACCGTCAGGAGAAGACCCACTGAAAGTTCTCACTTTTGCAGATATTGATGTTTGTTGGGGTATCATTGTTGCAATATTTGGTCTAATAAGACTATATGGTATATTTTGAGTTGCTTTTGGTCCTTTTGGTGAACCAGTTAATGGAACAGTGTCATATGATCCACAAGACTTATTGGAGTTAAAATATAGAGCTGGGTATCCAGCTCCATTTCCAGGAGTCCTATCAATACCAATACTACCAGTAGCACTCATATCGACTTTAATATAATAATGATCCAAATCAGTTGGATAAGTTACCAAATCAGTGTCTGCAAAACTATGGGTTTTGTTTATTCTTCTTAGAGATACTCCATTTAGTTCATATTTGAAGACCGAAGTCTCCAAAGAGTAACTTCCGGAATCAGTATTATCAATATTTCTAGTTATTCCTGTCAGACTATTAGTTGACGTTACAATACCAGTATATTTTATAACTTCACTATCAATTAAAATATATCCTGGGTTTACAGAAGAAACTGGAACATTTTCAAAGCTCGTAAAGATTCCAACATTGCTTACAGTAATACTGTTTGTAGATGTCGAGTTATATGATGCTTTGAGAGTTTGTGGTTTCTGATCTGGTTCAATACCAGTTATCGTAACCTTATCAACCAAAGAATACATTCCATGATTATTATGACTTACTTTAAAGTGAAGTCCATCAGAAAGGTCTGTTATTGTGTTTACAGTCGCACCAGTAAGAAGAGATGTTCCACTAGTACCAACATAGAATAGACTATCTGTATTATTTTGAGTTAGAGATCCTTGAACTCTATCAACTAACAATGAATTAAAGGATGAAATTACGCCAACGTTATTTGGAATACTCAGAATCAAGTTAGTTCCAAGTCCATCAGTTTGAGTATAATTTATTTCTAGGGAATCGCCATATGCATATCCAGTGCCACCAATAGAAACAGTTGCAGCAATTGCAACACCATTATCAACACTTAGGTTGACTTTTCCGCCAAAACCACTACCTGTAATAGAAACCAAATCCACATTAGAATAAGTTTTAAATGTAGAAGTGAATCCAATACCTGGTGATGTCACTGATAGTGTGCTACCAATTCCAATGGCTCCGACTACACTTCTTAAATTAGATTTAAATACTGAATTGTTACTTTGGAGTATTGGGCTTCCAGGAGTTAATCCAGTAACTTCTGAAGATGTCAAACTCTTTGCTAAACCAACCAAGGTTGACTTGGAAATAGTATCTAATGGATTAGCTCTTAAAGTTACAATTTGGTTATTACCAATATCAAGTTTAGGATTATAGAATCTAGCCGTGGATGGCTCTGTGACAAAATCTGCTCTATAAAGAGTTAGTTTTAAGTCCTCTAATTGGCTAGGATCCCACGTAGCACCGTTTTGAGATTTAAAGAGAGATCCCAATAAAGGTTGTTGGGACACAACTACCTTCTGGGATTCGGGCAGATCTAATGTGGTTACATCTTCTTCGCCCATTCTTGATATCCATACTTTATATTCATTGGATGCAGAAAGAAGAACTACACAATATGAATTTCCAGTTTCAAGATATACTGGAGATGGGAAAGTGAATGTCGTTGGCGTCTTACCATCAGCAGATACTTTAACTTCACTTGGATCTAAGATTACTTCACCGAATGGAATGATTGTTGTAGTTGGTAGACCAGTTTGCATAGTTCTGATTTGCATCGTAACTGGCAAATCATTGGTATCTTTTGCTTGGAAGAATATATCACACTTAGTTATAAAGACACCATTTTCATCTGGAACTTCAAAAGATTGTGCAAGGGGGTCAACCCATCTTGTTTGAGTTACGCTACGATTAGAGAATGAAGTTCCAGCCTGAAGTCTGGTATTTGTACTTGTCAGAGTTCTTTCTTCAGAACGATCTCGTCTTTCTACATCTGCATTTCTAGTTCGTAAAGTAACTTCTTCAGTATTGTTTAGTGTTCCCGATGATGTAAACTTAACATCAGCAGTACTGTCTGTAGAACCGACAATGGTCTCATTAGTCGAACTTGTTGTGAGGACAAACGTTTTGGTTCCTGTTTCAAATGACGGTGTAGATTGTAGTTTGGAATCAGGAATAAAGATTGAACCAATCAAAGTACCAGAAGAATCGGTAATAAGTCTCACATTTTTTACTTTTGCAATTGCCTTAGAAGTTTTGCCTCTAAGTTGCATATTCTTAACAATATGTCCATAGTATCCAGAAGCAGATTGCAATTCTAAAGATGCAGTATCAACATTCAATATTGAAGATGTTGTGGAATATGATGCAGGAATCGTTTGATTGGGTTTATATGGATTTGATTTGTAGGTTTGTGTGGCTCTCTTATACGGACCATACTTATGATTTGGTGAAGCCAATCTGAATCGAATGGAAGTTGTACCAAGAGTTCCGGTTACAGTTTCCCCTACCTGGAACGTACCACTTTGCATTTCAATTTCAATAAGTTTGGGTACAACATACTTAGACATCATGACATCATCAAAGAACGGATAAAGTCGCGTCTTTGGCTTTAGTCTTCTTGCTATAAATTCAATATTTCTAGACCTCATCGTATGAATAATTTCAGTAGACACAACATTTTTACCAAGATATGCTGTATCAAATCTTTCACCTACCTTATATTGAATACCATCTCTGGATTGTTTTGTAGTAGTTAATGTTGTTACATTCGTAAAATTAGTATATTGATCTCTAAACGTTGTTCTTGTTGTAATTGGAACTCCTCTTCCATGTTGGAATCCACCTCTACTTTCACTTCTACCAATTACTTTTGTGCCAACATGGATTCTTCCCATGTTTTGTCTGGCGACTACTCTCGTACCCGTCCAAGTGGTTTCCCAAGAGTTCCAATCAATTGGCGATAATCCAGTATTAGTATCAACGCCCAATTGTTTAATCGTTGAGTTATAGTTTCCTTCTTGATCTACGGTTCTCTTGGTATTTTTAGTTTCAACCCAAGTATCAGTACCTGGATTCAATTCTATATTACCAATCCAATTTACAACGGCAAATGGATTGACATTTTCAATCCTGGTCGCAAATGTATTTTTAAGGAATACTTTATTAGTGTATTTCAAACAAACAACATCACCAACTTTAACAGTGTTTGGATTGCCCAAATCTTCGACAAATCTCAAATCTGCATCTGGATTTGAAGAATTGGAAGCACCAATTACAGCTTCAGATCCCAAAAGAAGATCTATTGAAGTAGTATAGTGTTGGGGTCGAAGTATACCATCTTTCGTATCAATACTACATTTATGTTGTGGGTCACCTAGAGATCCAGCATCGACAGATTTAAAATTATCTACCAAGAAACCACACTTAAATCTATCCAGTTGAGTCTGAGAATCTCTTATTTTTAAATTCTTAGTGTCAGTTTCTAATAGAGATAGTGAAGTATAATATTCCACATTTCTCAATCTATCTTCCAGTCTGGCAATATCTTGCATTCTATAACGTTTATGTGCAGATAATTGCACAGTCACATCATCTATACTATAAACATAAGGTCTCATAGTAATAGTAGCCACCTCTAAAGCATTATCAACACCTGGAGGTTCAACTGGTGACAGAGATGGAACACCTTTTGATACAAAAAATTCTCCATATCTATTGAGATATAATTTATCCGTTCTTGCAAGATAATAATCATAAGATAAGAATAAATTTTTGTCTTTAGCAAAATTATATGGACTGGAATTAGTTGAAGCTAAAAACTGCCTTGCATTAAATTCAAATGGAGAGTATGGAGTTGTTGAACTATCATATGGAGCAACTCTAGGTCTAAGGTCAATAATATCACTTCCTCTATAAATTCCAATCTGAGGAAGTTCTGTTGCATATCTATCCGCATCATAAGAGTTAACAGTTACAAAATCTCCATCATCATTAGGATCTATGTAATAATGATTATATACTATTTTTAATCTTTTCGATGGTGCGGTTACTCCACTTTTTCTCCTTAAAGAAGAAAAATCTGCTATTTCTTCCGTTTGTCCACTATCAAAAATATAATCACCAATTATATTCCTATCACCCTCAATTAGTAAACTTATTTCAGCACTAATATTTGACTCATATAAACGAATCCTCTCTCCAACTTGGAAAGTGTTTTCATTAAAATATACAAACTCTATTTGATTTGTTCCATTAGTTGTAACAAATATTGCCATTGCCTCACTTGTTTCGCCATAAATGATTTCACCCTTGATAGCGTTTAAAATATTTGCATTTAGGTCAATGACTTCTATTTTTGGCAAATCTGCATCATTTTCATCAGAGGATTCATAAATTCCCGCAACGTAAATTACATCTGGAACATTTAAAGATATTCTTTCATCTTGAACTCTTGTTCCATAATAAGGACTGTATGTTAATCCATCGGAAATAGTAGTGCTTCCTATTCCAGAAGAAGTAGAACTAGAGTTTGCAATATTTAAAACTGAAGCCCTGTTGTAGATTTTTTTTCTAGACTTCAATCTTCTTTTCTTCAAAGTGGCTGTTAAAGTTGCTGGGCCATTTTGACTTAGATTTGTAAGTGTTAAAGTCCTTCCAGAAGTAATAGTAAATTGACCAGAAGTTAAAGTCTCAATAGTTCCATCATTGAAAACTAAAGAATAGTCTTCTTCATCAAATTGTTCCAAAGTAATATCGGTATCACTTTCTAAAGTTGCTGTTAAACCATTAGAAGCAACTGTAACTGAATATGATTTTCTAAAAACTATTTCTCCCTCAGATACATCAACACTAGCAACATTGGAATTGTCGAGTTCCGTAAAATAATAAGCCTCTCTAGTGTTTATTAATGCAGAAATACCTTTATACAAATTAGTAGTTTCTACTTCACTAGTTGGCAGAGCACCAATACTAACGCCAGATACAGTTGTAGTCGCTTCAAGTTTTATAGATCTTCCAGAAGCATTTACTTCTGTTACTCTATTATAAGTTGGTCTAACTTGTCCACGTTTTGTATAAACAAAAATATCACCAGTATTAATTCCAACACCAAAAGTAGAAACCGATGTGGTTACTGTACTTATTCCACCAGAGGCCGCAGAAATTGTATATTCAGAGTTTTGTGGCCCAAGTGCAATTCCTTGATTAATTATAGTGTCGGATGTAAATGATGTGGTGGCTCCAACATAGCCAACGAGTTGTCTTACATCACCTAGAGTATAATCTCTAACTGCAGTAATAGTTCTAGAAATATCTTCTCCGTCTACTTGCAACTGTTCGCCAACAGTGAAATTTCCTACTCCTTGATATAATACTAATTGATTACTATTAGTAACATTAGAAACTAGGAATCCAGATGCAGAACTATTTTTTCCTTCAATGAAAGCTGGTGCAGTCAAAGATATAGTTGCATTTAACTGTACATAAGTATATGTCTGTAAATCAAATGCAGATAGTTCAAAGATAGTGCTAGCATCTTCATATTCTGCATTTTTTAATTTAAGATCATAGACTCTACCAATTCCAATAGGAATTCCTGATGGAAGTCCTGGGGTTACTGTTCTTTCAGAATATAAGGTTACCTGACTGCTGGCACCAAATCCAACAGGCAAAGTTCCATAAACATTGTTTATTTCTACTTGATTTCCAAGACTAAATGGAACTGTCGTGTCTTTAACACTTTCAGTTGTTCTTGGTTTTTCTAAGTCTGCGTTTATTGTTAAAAGAGTCTCTACTTCATATCCTTTTACATATGCCTTTCCTGGAGATATTTGCAGTGCCAATAGATCATTAGATGGAGTATTTCCTTCTCTAGTTAACTGTCCTAGACTATATACGCCATTATTTCCTACTTTATCATTTAAAGATTCTTTAGCGACTACCTGAAATGGTTTTACATAATAATCTCCAGATTCATCATTAGTTCTTCTCGCTAATTCATCTGTTATTAAAGTAGATACTTGTTCTTTTTTTGGAATTCTTTTAATGATACCATTTTCAATTCTGAGCAATTCTACAAAATTTTCATCATTAAAATCTTCCAGTGACTTTTTAATTAGAGTTGCAGTAATTCTTAATCTGTCAGCACCAGGAGCTGCAAAGTTAGAAAATCCTCTTGCATTATCAAACAAATCTTCATTTGATTGAGATGGTACAGCAATATCTTCAAAAATAGAAAGTCCAACCCTGTAAGAAGGAGTATTGCTATATTGATCTAATATTACAGCTTGTGAGAATACATCTACAAAAAATCCTCGTATAAAATATACACCTTCTTCTATTTTTACAGCAGATCCAGTAGCTATAGAACCTTCAATGACAGAAGTAGCAAATGAAGATTCTGTCCTGATAACACCAAGACCATAATCTACATCTTCCAATACAATGAGATTTTCACCATCCACAAAAGTACTTGTGGAAAAATTTTCTTCACTTGCACTCTGATACTTTATATACAAAGTATAATTATCTTTTTCAGACGTTTCGCTATCAATATATCTTTCTACCTTAGCAAAAACTCCACTTGTTTCACCCTTAATTCTTTTTCCTATCAAATATTCCAGATATGTAGATACTGGAATGCCCAAGTGGGTTGGATCAATTTGGACACATGTGTACTCAGAATCATAAGCAGTATTTCCTGGAATTACTACTTGACCCTCTTTAAAAAAGTGTTTACCAAATTTTTCAACTTGATTTTGGAGAATTGACTGTAATGTTGTCAATTCTCTGGCTTGAATTGGAGTTCCTGGCTTAAATAAGACTCGTTGATAATTTCTAGTTACATCAAAATCGTCAAAATATGGGGATGTGTTTAGATTTGTATTTTGTGCCATTTTTATTTAAAACTCCAATACAATTTTAATGTCTTCTTTTTGGTTGGCAGATCTCGGAATAGGTTGTCTATTATCCAAGTAAATAACATCCCCAGATTTTTTCTCATACTCAGCGGTAGAAATTCCAGATACGAAATCTTGTCCTAACTGGTATATTCTATTATTTATTGTCGTAGTGACACCACTAAAACCTGTGTTAATTTGCAATGTTGGACCGATTATGGAAGAACAATTGATTGTTACTCCATATCCAACGTCTGGAGTTGAAGTAAATGGAATAATTTTAAATCCAGTTTCACTTGAAGCTAGTCCTGTTGGTTGATAATATTTTAATACTCCAGTTATTGGATCCCAGGATGCAACATATCCAATAGCAGTTGATCCTAAACCTACAGTCTGTTTGATTACCGAATCAACACCATAAGTTGTATTTGTAGTAACACCAGCTAATTTCAGAGCATTCAATCCACTTACAACTGATGCATCTAAAAGTTGGACGTTACTTCCCACCACTGTTGGATTTTTTAATATTCCAACCCTAGCAAAATCATTACCCAAAATAATATCTGGATTACTTTCCAATGTTTCATATCTGGAATACAACAATACTCTATATGCACCAAGTTCCCTATAAACATCATAGCCATGGCCACCTTTTGGTGGAATGATAACATTAAAGGATGATATGGAAGTAGTTCCAATTCCAGTATTACTTAACTGACTTAATGGACCATTAATATCAGATCCTGGAGCTCCTGGATAGAATTCTACAGTTCCATAAGTATAACCCTTACCCCCATCCGTGACAAAAACTTCAGATACTTTACCAAAAGAATCAATTGTAATAGTGGCCTTTCCCCCAGTTCCATCACCAAGAATCGGAACATTTGAGAACGACGTAGAAATTGGCTGATAATTTGAACCTCTATTATTAATCAGAACAACTTCTATCTTTCCATCAACAGCGTTATTTTTTGTTGCAATCGATTCTCCAGAATCTCCCCAACTATCTGGAACTGGAATATATTCAATAGAATCAAATTTTACAATCTCAGATGGTTTAATAGTATACAAGTACTTCCAAATATATCCATCACCACTAGCACCAGCAGCTCTTGCCTCTAAATCAATAAAAGTTGGTTGGTCAAAAGACGGTCTTCCTTTAGGATTTTCTGGGTCTGTTCCATTCTGCAAACAAATATAAACTCTCAGATCTTCATTTATGACATAATAATTTGCTTCATAAAGTCCGGTCTGTGAAGTAACTGGAGTTACATTAAAAACATTATAGTCATGTCTATACATTTCATAAGTATTTCCTGCAACCCAGTTTACTTTTCTAACTAATCTCCGTACATCTTGACTTGTTATTTGTTTCAGAGATATAATACTTTCTTTAACTTGATACTCCTCTCTAAATCCATCCACTGGAGATGGAGTATTAGAGGACCACGTTGGTGATCCACCAGCAGCTGGTTGGTTGCTGTTCGGAAGTCCAATAAAAGTATAATACCTATTTGATGTGTCACCTACTCCAGAAACACTTTTTACAAAGTTTTCTGCATTTAAAATTCTAAATTGGTCGGATATTATAGCGGGCATTGTTAAATAGACTTTTTTTTATTTAGTCACCTTTTATTGACTAACCACATTTCTTGTTCTCATAATCTTAGGAGATGTGGATAATCCTGTAAGTCCATTGTCGGTAAAGACATCAAAAGTTTTTGGATTTCCTAAAATTCTATTTTGGTAATCATAAATTTTAGCCCAACTATATCTTCCATAATATCCATTTGTATTAATTCCAGTTTCATTTTCACCTCTAGAATAGACTTTGACATAGTTATCTACCATAGGAGCAAAGTTACATGTCACAGTAACTATACCAATAGAAGGTGTGGTGACATCTTCTACTCTATAAACACCATCTATGAATTGTGTAGCAACTCCAATAACGGAATCTGGGTAACTGGCCATTCCCCCAAGTAATGTAGATATTCCGATTAGATTTCCACCAGTTTCAACGTTACTATCTGTAATGACAAAATAATCACCCTTGGACAATTGACTGTTCGTAACTCCTAAAACATTGAGTGATGAATATCCAATACCTAGAGTACTATTATCATATTGTTCAGATTTCAAGGTAAAGGAAATTTTTGGAGATGTTGTTCCAATTCCTGGTGTTCCACTTAGATATGTTTGAATGCCAATAATAGTTCCAAAATCTCCCACAACTTTAAATGATTTAACAGTTTCTGTCTTATAAGTGTCCAATTCCACCAAAGTTGGAGGTGGGTTGGTTGGATCATAACCAAATCCTGGATTATCAATTTGGATAGAAGTGACAACTCCAGAAGTAACACTGGAAGTAGCAGTTGCTCTATTAAGAACAGGTTCTGCATATATTGATGTTGCACCAGCTCCAACAGCTACATATCTACCATCTGATCCAAGATTGTCTACAAAAGCAAAATCATTTAATAAATTGGATTGATTTGTTGATCTGTAAATCCAATCAGATAAATCGAAGGAATAATATAAATCTCCACTGGAGAGTGTAATAATATAGAATCCATAAGCATAGTGAATATTTGTAATATCGGAAACTCCAAGATTGTTTGTAATAATTTCATAGGTATCTCTCGTGAGATTGCGTATAACTTTTCCATTATTGCCAACTGCGACGAACTTCCCATTAGCGTAAATTACTTTATTTAAATTGGTGACAACTGGAGAAGATGCAGTTTCCCAAATAAAACCATTATTGGAAGTTCTAATAACACCATCTGCACCAACTGCAACAAAATATTCTGCACCAAATGCAACACTATTAAGATCAGAAAGAGTGGAGGAGAATCTGCTTGTAAATGCGTCAGTAGTAACTCCAGTAGCAACAAATATAGATCCTGCAGCTCCAACAGCTACCCAACTATCCGTAACACTAGAATATGCAATTTCATTAAATGATCCAGTGTACCCACTACCTACTTGACCAACAACACCAAAACCAGGAAGAGCAACATCTTCTTTCAGAGGAATTTGTTCCCAAACTGAAGTAGAAGTATTGTAGTCTGTTGCTTTTACAATTTTTCCAAGACTGCCAACAGAAACCAATAAATTACTTGTACCGATGCCAACAGATTCAATAGAATTGAAGTCCAAACTTTCAGTTTGGCCAAATCCAACCGTACCTAATTGCCAATTTATTCCATCATAACTTGTTGCATAGATAGCACTGGCTCCAACAGAAACAAATCTATCATTAAATTTAACAGATTTTAAATCATAAGTTGTTGTTAATCCAACTCCACCATTCCAGTTAAAGATAGGATCTTTTTGGGTAATGGAGGTTTCAGAAATTACGACTTTTGGTGATAATGTATTTGCATAACCAATTCCACCATCTAAAATATTGATAGAAGTAACTGTGGATGAGGAAGAAACTACGGACTCAACAACACATTGTTCAACTGTTTTATTTTCTAGTATCAATAAATCTCTAATATCTTCAGAGAGATTATCAACATCAGAAAATAGTGGATAAGCGTTATCAACATAAATTGATGTATCATCCGGTTGAATCTTTTTAATTACTGTAGCAAAAGGTTTAACTCCACTCTGCAAACTTGGTCTAGACTTAGAATAAAGTGTTCCATTGATAACGGTATCGTTAAGTTGTTTTTTCCATGTCAATGGTCTCACTCTTGTTGGATCAGTAATAATACCAACAGAATAATAATTGAAAGTTTCTAGTTGATCTGAGGTAACAATCTTTTTAACAACTCTATCAAACTGTGAAATATCATAGGGGTCTAGTGGATTCTCCTGAATGGTAATGTTATCACCTGTTTTAATTGTCTTTGGTGGATCGACCAACTCAACGTCAACTGAAGATCCCCTATAGTAAAGGATAACACACTTTGATCCAGCTTTTGGAGCCTCAGTGAAAGTTATTCTACTTCCAGAGAATGAATATGATGTACCAGGAACCTGAAGTACGTCATTAATGTATATAAAGATGTTATTAGTTATATCTAAATCAGTTCCATCCGGAACTTTAAGTCCTATAACAGTTCTTACGCCATTAAGAGTAGTTGCAAGTGTAAACTTCTTCCTAAATCCATTAAAGAATGAAGAAATATCATCGAATTGTATAAACTGACCTGGATAGAAACCAGCAAATGTATCGGTTTGTACCTCTTCAACTGTCAAAATGAAAGGTTCATATTGTTTGAATGTTACTATTCCACCTTGAGTGTAATAGTGTGGTATTGTTGAAATAGAACCAGCTAGAACAGTAAATTGATTAGTAGATCCAATAGAAACTACTCTAAAGTCTCTAGCTCCATCAGTGCTATCATCAGTATATTTTAAAACTCTTTGAACCGTTGGAACTTTCTTGGTATATCCACCACCAGTGTAATAATGTACAATAGTGGATATTCCAGCAAGGAATTCAAATTCTGTTGCACTATTAACAGCGGTAACGGTGAAAGTGTAACCATATTCGGAGGTTCCATCTGGGAAAATCGTTGTAGTTAGTCCAACATATGCCGAATCACAAGTAAATGCAAGTCCAGCTAGAGTTACCTTATCGCCAACCGCAAACTCATGATTTGCGGATGTTGTTACAGTTGATAATCCAGTAACTTCGTAATATGCAAATGTACTAATTCCAATTTCTGACCAACCTTCAAATACATGAGGAATAGTTGAAATTCCAGCATTCATAGTGAAACTGGTAGAACTTATAGAAGTTAGAACTGGGAATACTCTTCCATAAGAAGATGTGCCATCTGGGAAGATTGTTGTTGTAACACCTGCATGTTCTGCAGCACATGAGAAAGGTAAGTTAAATAAGAATACTTCATCACTAGTTTGATTTGCAGGTACATCATCTCGCAATAATCCATGAGGAGAATAAGTAACAACTGTACAAATTCCACTAGCCTCATCATAAGAGAAGGTTTGAATACCAACTTCATCATAACCACAAGTAAATGCTATGCCAGTGAGAGTTACAAGATCATCTTCACTAAGATTGTGAACAGAATCTGTAGTAATAGTAGTGACTCCGGTTATGTTATTATATAAAACGTTAGAAATATTTAAAGAATCATATCTAATTGAGGTATCCGTGTATATTCCCACTGGAGTAAGTTTATCTCCAAGTTTGTATCCAATACCTGGGCGATCAAATTTAAAGTTTATGACACTGGATCCCATACCGATCTGAACAGAAAGTCTTGCATCCTGACCAACACCAGAAGATCCATCAGCGTAATCAAGTGATAGAGCACTATATCCAGTAGGCAAACCAATTACTGCGACTGGTAGGGAAGTTGTTGTGTATCCACTTCCAGCATTTACAACAGTATATCCTGTGATTGTTCCACCAGCACCGACAGAAGCGGTAATACTAGCACCAGTTCCAATAGTGGATGCAATGCTTACTACTGGAGCACTTCTATAACCAGAACCACCACCAGTAACAACAACATCACTAATTGTTCCAGCAGCAGAAACAACTACAGTAGCCGCGGCACCAAGTAATGGTATGTAACCAAAACTGGTAGAAATGGAGACTTTCGATATTCTTCCAGCGTTTGGAGTACCACTTAAGAACCTCAGAACGTTTGTTCCACTACCATCTACAGTATAATCGACAGATGGGTTTTGGAAAACATTGTTGATTAGAACTATTGGATTGTTACTAATTTCTGTTGCACTATTAACATCGTTGAAAACTGTGTCTGTTGTCTGGCCATTAGATTTTAAAGTAAATTCTGTCGCTGCAATACCAGTGAATGACAACGATATATCATCGAATAGAATGTTCTTGTCCTCTGGAACACCAGCATCAAATCTTCTACTAAATGCTCTACCACCAAATATAGATCCGGTTTCTAATCCAACAGGACCTATTTGACCATATGGAGCAGTATCAAAATAAATTACATCACCAACAATATTGAAGCTACCGTTTAATACTGTAGCCGCAACACCAACAGTATGTGCAGTTGAAACTGTTCCAAAGTAACCTCTCTCAACTTCCACATGATTTTCTGAAGAAACTCCAATCTTTTTGATTGAAACAAGTTCATTATCAAGATTAATAATGTCACGAACATTTAATGAAGAAATTCCAGAAGAAACACTCAATATGTTTGTAGAAGCCGTAGAAACACTTGATGCAAGAACAACTTCAAGAGATTTTCTTGAGAGTGGTTTTTGTATTACTCCATCAATTGTTATTATTACACTAGCATTAGGATCTTTGTATTCTAGAGAATGTGTTGCAGTACCAACACCAGTAAGATTCAAGAAAACACTGGTTGACAATCCAGCGAGTTTGAATTGATTATCATTTAGTTTAAATACGAAAAGATTAGATGGCAAAGAATCTGTGCCAAGTTCAAGTGGTCTGAAAGATAAATCATCATTTGATCCAGACCCACCGATATAAGTACCAGCAATTGAAATCACTGAATTGGAATCATATCCAGATCCACCATTTAAAACATCGACAGAAGCAATTTCCCCATCATTATTTCTAAACACATTGAAAGTGGCTCCAGTTGCATCCGAAGAAGGAACTTCCAAATAACTTTGATTTGCTTCTGCATCCAGTACTGTTGGACCTGTTGCGGAAACAACAAAACTCAAGTCATTTGTTGGAGTCGTTCCTCCCATGTATGTACCTGCGATAGACACAGTTTCTCCAATCGAATATCCACTTCCACCCTTGATTAGAGTTATAGATGTTGAAAGTGGTTGTCCAGTAGATACACTATAAGTAATTGTAACAGTGAATTCTGCATCAGTTCCTGTTGTTCCATTACCGACAGTTTGAACATACTGTTTGAAAGACGGTCCTACAGGAGACAGTACTGTAGATACACCTGTTATAGAAGTTGTTAATGCGGATGTATATCCATTTTCAAGTATTGCAGTCCCATCAAACTCATGAACGTTCAATAGACTATCAACAGTTCCCGAAACATATGAAGTAGTTGCAATTCCAATAGGACTTCCATTTGTGTAAGAGTATATTAATTCTTGACCGGACTGGAAATTGTGGTTAAGAATAGTAAATGTATCTGTTGCAACATCAACACTAGAACCAGTAAATTCATGTTTGAATAGAGAAATTCCTTTATTTTTTAACTTAAAGGTACTCAATCCAACTACGGAACCACCTCTCGTTAATGATGGGAATGTTAAATCTGGTGCAAAATTTGTACCCAATCCAATAATTGTGGTTATAATTCCAACATAGTTACCGAGAGAAGCTCTGACATCTGCACAATCTGCAGTTCCATAGAATTCTGTTGGAATACCGGCAAGACTACTATTTCCTACAGCAACCGTTAGAATTCCAACCAAGGTATCAATATTAGTTTGAACATCAGCACATGAAGATGGATCAGTATTAAATCCTGTAAGTGGGTCTGCTGTAATTGTAAGGTCCTTGGAATACAGTTGGTTTGTAACCGCCTGTTTCATGTATCCTTTTGCACTTTCAAATGCATAAATTGATTCAGATTCTTCGCCAATAAGTCCATCTGTTCTGGCAACCCCAGCACCATCAAAATACTTTTTAGTGTTGTATATTGTGTGTTGATTTGTTCCATAAGACAAGTCCTGTGCGACACCATCAACAATATAACTAAGATCACGATAACACTTATTACCACCAGTGGTATAGGTTCCAACATTAAGCGCTGGCAGAGTTGCCGTGGACCCTAGAGAGATGATTGACGTTATAATACCTACCAAGGTTATAACATTAGATTGAACGTCGGTACAGGCGCTAGGATCTGTATTAGAAACTATGCTTCCTACACCATAAGTTGGTGGACCGGAAGTGATACCAACATCCTGAACAGAAAGTCCATTCCTAATGGCAATCTTCATCAAATCTCTGGACTGAACAAAGCCATAAATTGACTCCGATTTTCCTCCAGTCAATTTTCCAGAAATAATAATGTCATTACTAAAGTATTGAGCTGTAAATTCTCTAGAATATGTATTTCCTCCAGTAAATACGTCAACAGAGACTGCATCAACAAATTGACCCAAATCGGTCTTGAATTGAGAAATTACAGTAGAAATTCCTGGATAAACTGAAACAGTATTAGAATAAGAAGTATCAATAATTTCTTGTCTGTTTAATTGAATCAATCTATATCCATCATAATATCTCGATCTCGCATTTGTTTGAGTATCTCCTGGGAAATAGAAATCCGGGAAGCCAATTCCAATGGAAGCAAGAGATCTATCTAGAATTTCTCTTCTATTTGCAAGAATAAGGTTTCTCGAATCCTTATACCTATTAACATCATCATTAAGTGGATCTGGGGTTACAGTGAAATTAAACTGTTGTTCTACTGATGATTGGTATAAGGTTGGTGGAGTTTGGTTATTAATTACATATTGTCCAATAAACTTTACATAGTTGTATGCAAATAATGTTTCATCGGTTTCATTTGTAACATATGAAGAACCAGCATCCCAATATGCCAAACCAGCTTCAACAGACTTATTATTAGAATTATACTTAAGGTCGTGCGAAACAGCATCAACAATAAAACCAGTATCTCTGAGGCACTTTTCTTTACTATAAGTTGTACTCAATCCAATATTTGGATAATTAAATTCAACAAATGCAACTACCTCTTCTTTAATAAATTCTTTGTTTAAATCTAACAAATCAGAAGCGTCTGCATATCTTCCTCTCAGATATTGTTCGGAAGTTCCATTAAATTGACTAGAAATGTCATCAATACTTATAACCTTATTTGTTCTGTTCAATATGTAAGGTGCCAAATCAACTCCTTCATCAAAGAAAACATTTTGAGTTGATCCATTTTCTAATAATTCTTCCTCATAAACTTTAGCAAAATTTCTCCTAGTGTTCATTGATGTCACTTCATCAATATTGAGGAAAGTAAAAGAGTCAGTCGCAGCCAATATTGGTTTCATATTGGAAGACTTGGCTATTCCAACAGAAACCTCATTTAATGTTGGACTTGTGACAATTTCCAAATCAGAAAATTCTTTAAATCCAGATGGGTGGACAATAGATCTTACAGATTCCCTCCAAGTAGAATATGGAATATTTCCTTTAATTGAATATGAGAACTTCTGGTAGTAGAAGTTATCAGATATTCTCTGAGAATATTCATTCAAAATACCGGAGGAAAGATCTACCGAGGCAGTTTTGTCTCTGGAAACACCAAGAGTTGCAAATAAATTAAATTTATCAAAATATTCTACAGTACCAGTAATTTTAGATGTTTCTCCATAAATCTTATCACCTACAGTTATATCGCCAGAAACATTTTTTAATCTCATTTGATTGAGAGTTCCATCCCAACCCCTCTCCATAATTCTACCGGAAAATCTTGGTGATGTAACAACTTCATTTGAAGAATAATTTACATCATCTTTCAAGATCATTTCAAAAACTGGCATATCATTTTTGTTAACTACGATACCCAGATTAAATTCATCACTATAATCACCAAAAGTGCCGGTAGATATACCAGTCATATCATAAGTGACAGTGTTGTTAACTGAATTTATTCCAGTAACAGTAAAGAATGCATAGTCATATGAAGAAGAATTGAAATTAGCATTACCAAGAGCTCTTGTCTCATCTGTAAGTCTGCAGTTTTCAATAAAAATTTCATCTCCGACTTTAAAAGGATATACAAAATCAGTACTACCAAATCCAGTAGGTATAAATGGCGTCAGACCTGCAACGTTTGATAATTCCAGAGTTACAGAATCACCTACGACACTTATATTATCAATCTCATATCCATTTGAATTGAATATTGTTATCACTTCAAGTGGTTTAGCTATAGAGGTGGAGTTTTTATTGATAGTTACATTAGTTACTGATCCCCCAGAAATAACTGCACCGAGTTCTATTCCCAAATCACTATTTTTTACAAGTAATTTTGGTGGACTATTATATCTTCTACCGCCTGTTATTATTCCAACATAATCTATAGTTCTTATATCTTTTACACCAATAATCGTAGGAACACTCAAAGATGGTGATAATGTTGCGTCTGTTGGATAGTCAAATCCATCCTTCACTCTTGTAAAAGTTTCAACTCTACCAATAGTTGGAGATATTAACTTTACAACTGCATTTGTACCAGAATCACTCTTAATTTCTCTAACTTTAGGAACTTTGGAATATCCTCTTCCTGGGAAGTTTATTTTTAATTTAGATATTGGACCTAATGCAGTTGTGGATGTAGTTTTATAAGAAAAAGTTGTTAGATTTTCATTTATAATCTGATTTTCAATAAATGTTGGTTTCTTGTTATTAAAGAAACTAAATGATTTATCAGTTACATTAGAAATAACAAAATCAGCATTAAGTCTGTGATTTACAATACTAATTTTATTATTTGACAATACATCATAATCTGTAGATATTTGATTTTTACTTTGTTCGGAAGTTCCTTTAGTAAATAGTCCATAATAAATTGGGAAAAACTGGCCAGATAGATCCAAAATTACTTTAGCACCAGGATCTCCGGAAATACCCTCTCTTTGCACAAAGAAACCTGTTCTTTCATTAATTTTTTCAACAAAATTAACATCAAAATAAAATTGTAAATCTAAACTTGAAAGACTAGAATCAGATAAATCAAATTCTATCTTTGTTGTTCTTATGCAAGTTATTTGTGGATTTATAAAATGTAATTTTTGATCCGAACCACCAATAGAAGTGAAATTAACAAAATTAGAGTCTTCAATATCACTTCTATACTTACATAGTTTTATTGCATTATAATCTGTTTTTAAAACATAATAAGTACCATAGTTTTCAAGACCATTTATTGGGTATTGAGCCACATAAACAACTTTATCGCCGGTTTCTATATTACCATTATATGAAGAAACATCAATAGAATTATCAGATAATGAAACATCGGAATCAGAGAAAGAAACTTCTCTCATTAAAACTTTTCTATTTACAGGGTCAAAGAAAACTTTTACAACTTCATTATAGTCAGTGGTTATATTAAATTTAATAATATCATCAACTTGAAGATTATGATTGGATGTTGTAGTTACAACACCTAAAGTTTTTCCTATAACTCCAGTAAGTTTAGGATATAAAGTAGTCAGAGAATGAGCTGCACCAATCACACCGTATGATTTTACCTGATCCCAAAATTCTACAGAATTGTTGTTAGTTCCAATACCATTGGAAGATGATGTTGTAAATCCAACCGTTGACAATCCGATAAAATCTCTACCCAGATTTACAGCGTAAACTGTTTGATCATTCTCTAGTTGAATGGATTGAGCAACACCAACATTATTAACATATAAAGATGTTCCAGCAACACCGGATCCAGAATTGTATTTTAGTGGTTGACCTGTGTAGAATTTGTGACCAGGTAAATAGATACTTCTTGGTGGAATAAATCGGTTTTGCGCTGAGCTAGAACCAAAAGAAATAACACTTCTAATTGAACCTGTACTTCCAATTCCCACATCACTTCTAGGATCAAAAAATACACTATAGTTCTGTAATGAGTAGTCTTTTACCTCTCCAGTGGGAATTTCAAATTCTCTCGGAAGAAGAACTACATTGCCACCAGATACTGTATGAATTCCAGTATTTTCTAGTCTGTTTACATAAAAACCAGATCTCTTAAAATCAATACCAGTAATTAATAATTTTTCTGTTCCAATTCCTATAAAATCATTGGTATTGAATCCATTAACATCTTTAACTTTTATAAAGGTAAACTTACTTGTTGTTGCTTCATCTGCAATATCTTCGGATAATTGTACTTCTTTCTCCTGAACATTCGTTATTTTAACGCCTTGGAAAGCTGCTGCAGTAATAGTGGAGATTCCAGAAATTGTAATTGGTTGTTGATTTTTAATGCCATGAGGTCCTGAAGTTTTTATCAGAGTATTTGGTTGTCTTACAAAAAATTCTGCTTCAAGTACCTCTTCAACTATAGAAAAGTTCTCAACTTGTCTTCCTTCTAATTCACTTACAACAATATTTGGTTGTATTCCACCAGTTCCAGATATGTCTACATCTACCGGATCATTTACTTTATAGTTATCACCACTAGAGAATATTGAAACATCTTCTATTTTACCAGAATTTATTGATGTGACTGAAAATTCCTGTTTATACTCATCTAATACCGTATCAATTAAATCATAAGAAGAACTAGATCTATTCAAATAATATGGTCCAATATTTCTAGTTAGTTTTGTATCAAAAACATTAAAGTCTTGGTTAAATGCTGGTAAGAAGTTTTCTGCTGTTGGTTTATTGTAGAAATATGGACCAACAACATATGGATATTTTGGAATAGACTCATTTGATGCACTAACATCTATCGTTGAAAAATAAGCATATACACCATTAGGGTATTCTGGAGTTATTGCAAATCTACCATTATGAATGTCCAGATCTCCAGATCCATCATACTTATAATCATTGACAAAGAATCCCCCCTCAAAAGAAGGTGGTCTCTTACCACTAGTAGTATCAACATCTAAGACATAACCAGGATTCATTCTTCTTATGAATCCGCCGGTTGTAGTATTATATGCATATGGTCCATAAATTGGATTACCATCATAAGCATAACCCAAAATGGGGGAGTGGTTTACCGTTCCCGTACTCTCCTTATTGTCTTCAGTAAAATTATCAGACAACTGATATCTCAATATCTTCGGTACGTAGAAAGAAATAAACTGTAGTCCCAGATTCGTATTTTTACTGGAATACAATATTCCATCGTCATCTTTATTAATAACTTCTTTACTTTTAGATACTTGATTTATCTTCCATTCAGTTATATTAGCCAAGAATTTGGCATTTTGTCCCCTATTTTTTAAAGTCAACGTAGTATCTGATGATCCATAACCAACTCCACCAAAAACAATATTAACAGATTGAATAGATCCATCTGATATAATTGGTTCTAGTTGTGCAAAGTTTCCAGATCCACCTACTATTATTTCACAATTTTTTCTAAATCCCTTTCCTCTATTGATAATTTGAACGTCTACTATTGATCCATCTATAATAATAGGTTTCAAAATGGCATTGGAAGTTATACTTGAAACTCCAACATTAGGCCTTCTATGGAAATTAATAATATCAGTACATCCAAATCCAATTCCACCATCTTCAAGATAAACATCATCAATTGATCCCAATACAATGGGAACCAATTCAGAGGTAATTATCGTTGTAGCTCCAGTACCAGACTTAGATTCCACTTTTATCTCAATAGGTGGATATCCAAAAGTATGGGTTCCTACTCCCAAAGACTCAAATTTAACAAATTTATTTTTATCGTAATTTTCGGAACTTAATTGAGTACTAACTCCAGCACTGTATAGTCTAAATTTGTTGTTATTTATTACTTTTACTTGATAATATAAAGATGTCGATAATCCACTAATAGGAGTATCTGATGATTGATAAACTACAAATTCTTCATTAGAGAATCCGTGATTTCTTGCATAAACATATGAATCAAAAGTATTAATGCCCGCGATATTATCGTTTGAAGAAAGTAGTGAGGGAACTTTTACCTTTCTATTAGAATAACCTCTTCCTGGATCTTTAACATAGATTTTAGTAAAAGTATTTTTGTTTTTTAAAGTTGTTATAAAGTGGAATCCAGAAGACACCCCAACAATGTCAATTTCATTTTCTTTGCGAAGAGCGTCTTGTTGGGTATTGAATAATTTAATTTTATTATCAGTCAGAATTCCAACAAAATATATTGAACTGTCTACAATACCAGGAAGATTTGAGTTTTTATTTGAATCGTATACAACTTCTTCACCATCTTCAAATGGAATAGTAGTAAGAAATTGTATAGTATTTGTTGGAGTGTCTACATTTAAATCTGCCTTAAATCCAACAGAAACTCTAGTACTAACAAAGTTAGATTCTAGAGCACAACCCTCTCCATTGCCACCGGTAATTGTAACTTTTGGTTTTTCTTGATAACCATATCCAGCGCTTAATATTTTAACTTCTCTAACTGTACCGCTGAGATTTAGGTGGGCTTTAACTCCAGTTCCAACTTCGTCTCTTACTTCTATCGGTGGAGATTCAATAACATCATATTCTTCTCCAGGATTAGTAACTTCAATAGAAGACAAACCACCATAATAAATGTTTTCATCAAATAGAGTTGGTGATAATAATTCAACACCATTTATTAATATTCCAAGTTCTCTGTTGAATGTAGTCCTCTCGTTCAAATCATCAAATAAAGACTTGGTAGCATTAAATGGGAATTTCTTTAAAAGTTTTTGGTGTTTTAAAGTTTTTTCTTCATATCCAGATTTGTAAAAAACATCACCTGATATTCCCGGATTAACATCAATATACTTTTCGGAAAAAATATCAGATTTACTATATGATAATTTTATATTATTCTTATCAACTCTGGTTGCATAATAAATTCCTGTTGAAAGTCCAGAAGTTCCGGTATCATTACCATAATATAACAATTCTCCACTTAAGTAATTGTGGTTTGGGATATTAAAAATGTTTGTTTTAGAAGAACCAACATTAGTTGTTGCTATTTTCCTATTATCGGTTGAAAAAACTGTATAATTAGGCAATCCCGAAGATGTTACATAGAAAAACTTTTCATCAGAATCAATATATGTGTTTTGGACTCCTGCTGAAACATTTCCAAGATCTTGGAAATAGTTGCTGTAGTGATTTACTTTGTAAATCTTTTTCCTCAATACGGAGGATGTTAAAACAGTAAATGATCCAGGATTTAACACCTGAATTAGAACTGTATTTGCATATTTTTTAATTAAATCAGAAGATGAGTATTCTACATCAATAATTTTAGCTTCTGTATTATTACCAAACGGATCTACTAAAAGAATGGACTCTCCAACATAAAAATAAACTTTATCAAATAATTGAACTCTATATTTTGTACTGTCAACTTGATTTATTACTTGAATATTATGGTTAGTTGGTAAGTTATACATCCAACTATTAAATTCGTATTCATCAAACAAATCTTTACCAAAACCAGATAAAGAAATAGAATCTCCGACTCTTAGATTAGACGTTTTGGAAAAATCAATAGTATCAATTACATTAACAACTCTAAATTCAACTTTAGATGTATTACCTACACCAATATAACTAAAAGCAAATTTTTCTTCAATTAAGTCTAAACCAAAGTCAAGAGGTTTAGATACATTTGTGACTCCTGTAAATTGATTTATATTTTTTCCAGTATAATTTATTGTAATAAAATCAGAATTTCTGGGTTTTACCAGAATCGCTCCAGAGTTAGCAAATCCAACTGTAGAGTCAACTAAAATATTATCAGCATTTTCCGAAACACTCTCCAAAATTCTAGTTTTACCAGATACTTCAAAATTTCCACTAAATGAAGTACTATCTAGAGAAATCTCGTAAAAATTTTTATTTGAGACAGGTCTATATTCTACATTAAAAATAGAAGCACTTACAGTTCCAATGCCAGTTATATTTTGGAATAAAAAATTACCTTTAGTGTCTATTGGATCTCCACCAGAAATTTTTTCTACAAGAATATTTTTTGTAGTAAAATATGAGTTTGAAGATGGACTTAGGGTATAATCCTGTGGTTTGATTATCTCAATATCAGAACCATATAAAATTTTGAAGAGTAGTTTATATGACTGATCAGTTCCCTTAGATGAATATAAATCCTTTATTTTATAGGCTATATTTTCTACAGAAATATTTTCATAAAAATCTCTGGACTCAAATCCGGGTAAAAATTCATACTTGAATTTTTCAAAAAACTCAACTAAAAATAAATTACTTAAATTAAAAACTACATCTCCACTTGAGTGTTCTTCAGAGTTGGTAGATGTAAATACAGCAAATTCTGGATTATCTAATGCTCTTAAATTTTCAATTCCACTAAACCCTCTTACACAGTTTTTGAACGATGTTGAGGTTTTTGATGTATATGTAATAATTTCATTGTTTATCTTTAGTAATCCATAAGTATCGGGCCAACCCTTCGTTGAAGTTACATTTATAGTTGTATCAAAACTCAAGACATCAGAAGTCAGTGAAGTTTCTTCAATTAGGTCAATATTATTGAACTTTTTAGTATTTTTATACTTAGATATATTTGAAATAATATCAATGGAACCAGACTGGCTTTCCATTGATTTATAATACTGTTCAAGAAACTCTACAAGAAGAGGTGATTCTACAGATAGAAACTCTGGAATTTGTGATTCTATGATAGAACCAATTTTTACCCTTTTGATTTCTGACATTTTATCTCGTATACTTTCCGTTTAGGTAGCTAGATGTAGTTACATAATTTGTTGCAGAAGAATTTTCGCCAGAACTGACAACATCTTCTACAATATTTACCACAGTATTTTGAACGTCCAATTGCAAATACAAATCTTGCAATCCAATAATATCATTTGATTCTGGAATTGCTTGAACCTCAATAAATCCATTGGCCAAAGAAGCAGATGTTATATTGACAACATCTAATCGTATTTCACCCCTAACATAATCAACAGTTCCTGCAATATTTTTTACATTCACAGGCAAATTATTGACCAACTTGAAGAAGAAAATTGTTCCAGTTTTTGCATTTGTGGATACTGGTCGGTCTGCCATATAAAGTGTTTCAGTCACCCCATCAATAGTAAATCCTGTAGATTTTATCGAATATCCAGAATCTCTAGTATGTATTTGATTTCCAAAGCAAAGTTCATAAGTTGCAAAAGAGTTGATTTCTGGATTCAAGTCTCTTCTCATTTTAACTTTAGTTATGTTTGAAGTTATAGACTTGTCACAATCATCGATGAGACCAACTATCTTACTATATTTGAATCTACCACCAAAACTATTTACATCTTTTGAATTAGAATATTCAGTTAAAGTGTTCGTTACTTTTGTTTTTGCTTTTTCTGGATTACTTAGTAAATTTGCATTATAATAAGCGGAAACATCCAATTCAATATAAAGATATGACAAATCAACGATCTCTGGTCTAATTCCAGCAATAGAATATTTTCTAATTGTACTTAAAATATTCTGTTTTGTGATTTGAGACAAAAATGTACCATTTCTGGGTTTAATGGATATGAAAACTTTTCCATATTCTGGGGGATCCAATTCGTCACCACCGTATGCATTTACCGACTCTACATTTGGGTAAATATATGGAACTAAAGCTTTGTAGTCATTTGATGTTACAGCACGATACTGCGAGGCATACACTTTTGGTGAAAAATACTTAATAGAATCTACAGATTCTATCTCATCACCACTTTCAGATTTTGACTGAGTTAATAGTAGAGAAATTCCAGTTGTAATATCAAGTAAATTGTTATCCTTTAATCTTCCAGAAAAAGTAAAGTTTGTAGCTCCATTTCCAAAAGATCCGTTTGTAACAATATAACTAACTTCTATCCTACTACCATTAGTTGGTTTTTTACCAATAATATTATCTCCAAATCTAATTTCATATTTTGTTCCTTCAACTTCTTGAATCAAGAATAATCTAGTTTCTTTACCAACATCCAACAGAGTATCATACGCAGTATAAGTCTCAGTTACAGCATCAGTTACTTTTACTCTAATAGAAGTTGTGTCAATATTACTATTTGGTAATACAAATCTCTGATTTGGTTGAGATTCATCTACAATAAATGTACTGGTAAGGAATATTCCTTCATAAATGGGTAAATTATCGAAAATGGCTATTCCATCACTATTAACAGGTGTTGTAATATCCTCTGGGATTGAAAAAATATAATTACCATTTACTACTGCACCAAGAGCAACTTGACCTGCTAATAATTTAACTGTTCTAGCATCAGTTGCGCTCATATCAACAGTGAAACTTACTGTTGCTCTAGAAGATCTTTTTGATCTTGGTAAATATCCAATATTTCTAGAAAGTGAAACTACATTCTCCCGCAAAGTTGCACTTTCCAAAAATACTTCATTAACCGCCATGTTTGAGTTGAAGGCAGTTATATAACTGTTATAGGCTAGTAAATCTATTAGAACCGAAAAGTTAGACCCTTCAAAATCAAAATCTGTAAAATTTTGATTTGCACGTAAATAGTCCTTGATCTGAGTCCTTAGATCACTGAAATCTAAATTTGTAAATTGATTGAATGACATCAGATTCTGGTTGGTTGTAGTAGGAACTCTACAGTTTGAGTTGGAACTGGAATACCAATAATATCATATGAAATTTTTATGTTAAGATCATTGGATTCATCAGGATAAGTTACTAAAACTGATGAAACTTTTACTCTCCTCTCAAAGTTTTTAAGAAGAGTCCTAATATCCAACTCCAAAGAGTAAGCTATCTCTGGAGTTTGTATTTCAAACATCGAATCTTCAACTTTAGATCCGAGTTGTTGATTAAAAAATCTTTCACCAGTCTTAGTTCTTACCAAATTTATAACTGATTTTTTAATTGCATCAGCATCATTAATTGCAAGAATATCATTAGTTACAGGATTTCTCACAAAAGAGAGACTAATATCTTTAAATTTGCGAGAAATCCTAGTCATTACTCAAACTAAGGGTATTTATTATATGTATAAGACATTTTTACCACTTTTTTCCATAGACTGGTTCAGTACCATATTCCCAATCATCATAATCATCATCATTTCTGATTTTTTCATGAAGTTTTGTTTGTCTTTTAATGTCATTGATGTGGTCATATGCAACTTCACGAAGCATATTCATATACTTGTCTGATCTGGGATCAGTAATTAGAGTCATTCCCGAATTAATAAAGTCCTTTCCTTGGTCTGGAATTGGATGATTTGACATTTTTAGCTCCTGATTTGTTAGATCAGAACTTTTTACGGGGTTGCTATCCCGTTAATCAATAAAAAACCCTCTTCTCAAGTAATCTGCATCCTCAACAAAAGTTAAATTTTCTATTTTTTGAGGCCGGTCTCCCCTCCAAACTGGTATTGCTACACTGTTATTATATCTAAAGTCTGGATTTTGTCTAAAATGAACTTCTATGAGTCTATTTTCAATAAATTCGCAATTTATCCATTCATAGTTACCAACTAATCTATTTAATATTGCTGGAAATTCTATAAAATTGTCAACCTTACTCCATTTTTTCCACTTATACAAATCATCATCCCCATCACGTTCACCTAAAACAGTTAATTTTGGAATTTTATTTTGATAATCAACACTAAAATGTCTTCCTTTAAAAATTTCACACCAAAATTCTGCAGGATGAAAATGATCTGTACTGTTTTCTATCCATTCTATTCTGGCAAAACGTCCCATACCCAGTAAGTTAATACTAGGTCGAACTATATAATTACCCGAACATGAAACAGACACCCCTGTAGGTCCACAGAGGTGTCTTAGACGTGTATTTAAAATAAGTTTGTTATAGACCCAAAGATCTTCTGGATGTATATTACTCCATTCTTCCTTCGAGTCCAAAAAATACATATTGAAATTAGTTTTCTTCAGTTAGTTCTTTAATTTTATCATCGATAGAAGCTTGTTTTAGATGTGGCATATAGTTCATAGCAATACTGTATAATTGTTTCTCAACATCATACAGATATTTTTCTGAAACTCCGTCGCTACCTTTTTTATGAGTGTCTGGTTTACTATTAAAGTCCATTTTTTTAACTTATGGAATTATCAACCTGCTGCTAAAGGAGAAGCAGGATTTGGTTTTGCAGGAACTACTTTTCTTGCATTTGCAGATACATCATAACCAAAAACTTTTGCACTTTCTGGAGCAGATGCTGGTGCATCTGCTGCTGATGGTCCTACTTTTGGGGTTGTTTCTGACATCTTTTTAAATTAATAATTTAAAATTATTTATAAATCAACCTTTGCCTTGACCACGATATGCTTTACGAGCCTTGTTGCGACTCGTTGCAGCATACTTAGTTCCTTTTCCATTACCCTGACGGGTTTTCTTAGGAGGGCCGGGAACATGAGCCTTTTTACTAAGTCCACCTTTTGCTTTTACTGCCATTTTTTAGTACCTCAAGATTGTTTTTTTATTTTGCGCTTTAGTCAATAACTAAAGCGCGCCGAAAGTCCATTTGTCGGGGTTTTAAGACCTATATCAGATGATACGAGTCTTCTCGTGTCCAACACGAATTTGGGGGTCACACCAGATCTCATAACCCGCAGCCTTGGCATCAAGACAGAAAGATACGTCTTCACCACACATATCTTGAACTTCACCAGAATCAAAGACTTGCATCTTAGGAGCGAACCAGGGATACTCTAGAGACTCGAAGACACCATGTTTGATCAGAGTCCAACCAAAACCAGTGTAGTCAACAGTGAATGGTTTACGACGCTTACTCATCGTTTCACCAGTTTCATGATTCATGACACCACCGTTGTTCTTGAAGTCATCTTCTTCAAGCCAGTGTGCAACAGAGGTGGTATGACCATCTTCAGTCATGTACCAACCACATGCAATGTCCTTATCCATTGCAACTAGACGATAGAATCCTTCAGTGCTGAAGACAATATCGTTGTCAATCCAGAGTTGATAGTCATATTTCAGTTTACCATCCCAGGGAATCTGTTTGGGCCCACGGAGAACGTTTGCACCAAGAACTTTACAACGTGCAAAGTTAACCATGGAGGAATAATCTTGTGAAATTTGAATGGCTGCACCATTCTGAACAAGATCAAAACAAAGTTGGACAAAATTCTTTAGAAAAATATAAGAACACCCACGACCGGGAAGCATGAATACGATACTCTTACCGCGAATCATCTCTTTTGCAGCGGCTAGATCGAAATCTCCTTCTTTCTTTTTTGGGGTGGGTGCGTTAGCTTTAATTGTAAATCCTTTAGACATAAAATTAGAATAGCGACGTGTTCATTCTACCACCACAAGTCAATTCATGCAATGGTTTCTGGTTTATTTAGAAGAAAATTAAATGCATTCTTCTTCGACTTTTTCAAGTAAATCTTCAATCTCATTTCTGAGAGAATCGTTAATAACCAAAACTTTATCTGTATATAAACGATGTTGAAGACACTCGATTAATAGATCTTTTTCTTGGTAATCCAACTTGAGTTCCATATATTTTACTAGATCACTTTCAAAAATTATATATGAGTTTTAATTATTCACCGATATATCTAGCAATAGACCCGACATATCGACCTGGTTTAGTAATATTTTTAGTGACATTACTAAAAGCACCAACTGTAACATTATCAGTCATAGTTACATTATTAATCATCGATGATTTAAAGTTAAAAGTGCAAAATTCTCCTATTGTAGTTCTACCTGCAATTAAAGTTCCTGCATGGATCACCGAACCTCTTCCAAGATTAACGTGATGGGTGATTAAAGAGTTACATTCTATCCAACAATGGTCTTGAATATTGGAATAATATGCAACTGTACAAAAAGAACCGATAAAAACTCCTTTGCCAATTTTAGAAGAGTCAAAAGTTACACAAGAATCATGTACATAAGTAACACACTCTAGGTCTAACTCATCAATTTTATCACAAATAACCCGTTTAAGCGACATATCGAGAGAAAATCCGACAAAATATTGATAATCAGACTTATTTTTGAGGTCTAAAAACGCTTCCGGCGTGATAATTTCGATTTCATTCTTACTTTCGAGTAAAAACCACTGTAAAGCCCCATCAGTTAATGAGGATTCTGGGTAACCAATGATTTTGATTGGTTTATTGTTTTCAATAATCATAATTCAAGAGAAATATTGAAATGATGCAAAGATTGTTTAATTTTATTGTGATTAAACAGTGTTTGATAGGTGCGATCATATAAAAGTGACTCCATTTTCTCACAATTTGACTCAAATCGATGTTTATGAGTGGTCCATAACTTATGAATATCGGTTGAACCGTCTAATAAGTGTTTATTTCTATCAATTGCTGCAGCCATTCTTTCGAAATGATTTTCAATTTCATCATAACTATGATCAATGACACCATCAAACAAGTCAAGACCAAAAAAACTTTTAAGTTCTCTGACTATTCCTACACCATTAAGAAAGATTGGAAAGACCATACCCCAGACAGACTGCATTTCTTTTTCACTTAAGAGAGGAGTTTGTTCAAAAAATGATGTTCCAGTTATAATTTCGACACCATAGTTGGAATAAACTGATGACAGTACATCATTGTAGTTAGCTGCAGGTGCAAGATTACTTGCATCAAATTGACTAATCTTTATTCGATTAAACTCTTTGTTCTTAAACTTCTTGTGTCCTTTTGCAAAACTAGTCTTAAGTTCAGGAGAAGGTGGTTTAAAGTTTTTATATTGATATGGTTGTTTATAGATCTTATGACGAAAGTCAAAAGTGAAGTCACCATTGTCTCCATAGTCCTTTGATAGGAGATAGGACATCGCCATCACCCTATGCAATTTGGTACTTGAATTGAACGATACCCACCTATTGGATAGTTCACCCTTCTCGCAACGTTTAAACCTCTCAGAGAAGGTTGTAGGTATCCATGAAGTAAGATATAGGTTCGGAATGTTTATACCTCTTTTATCTAACTCACGTTGGAGATTTAAATGAGGGGACGATATAATAAAACTATTTTCAGGGTGTTTCGCGCAAAATTTTCGAAGCCCATGAATATCAGTATTATCATCATTATCAATAATAGAATCAATGATATTAAAAATGACAACTCTACTCTGAAAATTGAGTTTATTTAAATTATTAAATGAAATCCCAGTACCAGTTTCATAAGGACAAAAAATAAACTGATAACACTCAACGTCTTCACTTAGTTTATACTTATCAAAAAAACTTTCGAAAGTATCATTAAATGGAAGACCAGGATAGGAAAATAAAGTATCAATCTTCATTGTTAAAAATATCTTTGGTAAACTTCTTCCTCATTTGACAATCTCATAGTCAATAAAATTCTAGGTAGATTATCATTTAAGATATCAACACCATGAATCTCTTTGACATTATTCAAAGTAGGAACATCTAGAATATATCTATCAACTTCAGTCAAATCATTAATATCAAAAACGCGCCCAGATACACCAGACTTATAAGAATGCGCTGTTGATTCTACATCCTTATTATTTCTCTTATAATAAACCGTTGAAGCACTCGTCTCATTTAAGATGGGCCAATGAAGTCTTATTCTTCTCTTGATTGAATCATCACCATCAGTATGAATCGGAATACTATCGATACCATCAATGTATACAAATGCCATGTAGATCACTTCACTCCCAAGTTCTCTACGGATACATTCGAATAGTATAGGAATATCTCTCTTAAATCTTATAAGGTCTTCGTCAGAGATAAAGTTAAAAGAAACCTTTTCAGAAAATTTATTCTCAGACTCTCTTACGTCATTAGTTACAAAATCAATTACATAAGGGACGATTTGATCTTGTACTTCTCTAAAGGTATCAATATCAAGTTTCTTATAAAACATCACAACCAACTTAAAATGATATTTATGGCCACGAAAAAAATTTTGATGGTCCTATGAACCTTATGGGTGTTTTTGGCCTAAGAAAAAAATTTTGAAATGCGTTTAATATTTCGAGCGCTTATTGGGTTCGTTATAGATTAGGGTAGTTAGCGTTTTTTAATAAGGGGGGCCACCGCGCCCCGCGCTATAACATAAGACCGCACAATTAACTGCTCAAACTGCCGCTGAGTTTGCTGCTCATAAGGTCTTCGTGAATCTTGTCGTGTATATTTAAGCTAGCCCTCCTTGAGTATTATAAACTCTCGGAGGGTTTCTGTCAACTTATCCCTCAGCCACTGGTCTTGAAGTAAGCACCTGCATTGCCCTCGATAACACTGTTCTGTGCATGAGTTGCGTGACCGCTATAAGCTTGACCCTTACGGTTAGTGTTAGTCCGAACCCCATTTGTGCGGCTCATGATCAACTCAGACTTACGAGCTTTCCGAGTGGGTAACACAGTGTACTTAATCTGCCCTTGAGTGTCAGCAATCAGGAGATCCAGTTTGCTTGCTTTGGAGATGTCGATGTTGGTCATGAGTGTCAAGAATAAACGAACAGTTAGTGTAAACGAATCAGGTCAAAGTTCAGTCATCATCTCTAGCATTTCCTCCTCATTGATTGCTTCATCATCCCAACGAACTCCGTCACGAGTCTGAACCAAATGACGACCAATCTGCCCATCAGTCATACAACGAACAAACTTAGCCCAAGGGGTCTCGTCATCACTGCAGAACTCAACACATGCCTTTGCAGTGTTATAGAGAAACTCATCATTTCCAATCCACAGAGCAGCATTCCAGGTCTCGTAGTTAGTCCAGCCGTTGTAGGTCTCTTTGATGGTTTGAGTGTTGCTCATGTGTGTTCCTCTCAACATGGCTAAGATACCAGGCCTGAGCCCCCTCTGGCATCATCTGTGGCCACTTGTAGGACTGTCCACTATTCTCTCTGTTGTCAAGGTTCTATGGTAAGCTCATGAGTCTTTGTCCCTTGAGCTTAACTGGAGCTGGCTTAGTGGCTTAAGCATTCAAAGCATACTTATGAAACTCCACAGAGTAATTGTACACCACATGAGTAGGCTATGGCAACTCTTGAAGATGTGTCCCCTTGGAGTGCTCATAAGACTGCGGAGAAACTATAAAAGTTTTCCACAATTTCCACAGGGATGCTGTGGAAAACTCAGAGGACTTATGTGTAGCAAACTGTGTGGGTTCTGAGACTTATGTGGGGGGGTCTCTTGACATTTATGCGATCGTGTGATAGCCTGCACGCTAAGACAACAAGAACTCAGAGGCTTTTCAGAGAACATAAACACTCGAAAGCTTTCACACAGCTACATTTTTTTAGCCATTTTTTAAAGCTTAACTTTTCCACAGCTTTTTCCACAAGTTATCAGAAACCTGTGAAAAACTCATGCTAACTAACTCTTTGAGGACTAGGAGAATATAACTCCACTCCTCTTTAGGTGTTGTTTCGGTAGAGAGCTTAGGGGTCATAAGACTCAGCATCTATAGACCCCTGAGAGTAATCATCCCAATCAATTACGTTCTCTTCAGTGTTACTTTGTTCGAGAAGTTCTTGATAGAAATCGAACTCTTCTTGTCCCATCATTTGTTCCTCTTAGTGTTGTATTCTCCGAGGTTCTCTACATAAACCTCATTAACACTTTCATTACTTTGGAGTTCTAGAAGTTCTTTCCAATTCCATTCCTTAGGACTTACACAGTTAGATGCATCAACTGTAAAGTCTAATGTAACTCGATACCTTGTAACTTTGTTGTTGATTGTTTGCATTGGTGGTTTGTCCTTAAATGAGAAGAAACGACTAAGATATTTTATACGTTTTTATATTTCAAGGCAATCGGTTTGTTATACTTTTCCAACACATCAATCTTAACTTGTTCAGCAAAAAAGTTCACCACTTCATTATAGTAATGATCTTGTTCTTCGGGTGTAAGATTGTTCACCCAATTTCCACTGATAAAGTTCACGTTTGCTTGT